GGTCACCTGTGTTGGTTGCTGCCGATTGGTAACCCGTGTTGGTTGCTGCCGATCGGTCACCCGTGTTGGTTGCTGCCGATTGGTAACCCGTGTTGGTTGCTGCCGATTCGTCACCTATGTTGGTTGCTGCCGATTGGTTACCTGTGTTGGTTGCTTTACTCTCTTCCCAATTTACTTTATCAAGAATAAATTTAATGCCTGCATCAATTAGTCCTTTTAATCCGATTTCAAATCCGATTTTTATTTTGGAAACAGAAACTTTACTGTCATCATTGTCTTTATCATATTTTCCGCTGCCATGGACTTCACAATACCGACTATCATTAGGAGGATAATAACTAAATACGTCAAAAGGATTTTCACAGAAATGAAATCCATTATTACAACATTTTATTTCTCCTCCTTGCTCATATTCTTTATCTACTTCATACAGAAATCCTCTACACTTTAATTCTTTATCAAATCCTTTGTATCCTTTTATTACTACATTTTCTTCTTCCATTTTATTTTAGTTTTTCAATTAATGTGATTCACCTTGATTTAATACCTTGTAAAGTCCTTCAAATCCTACAACTTCTTTCCATATTTCATCCACCATAATTAATCAATATTAGTTTCATGGATTAAAATTTTAAAGGTATCTAATTCGATACCTTTATTTAAGATTAAAACGGGAGATCGTCGTCTGCCTGTGAGGGGAAATTATTTGTCCCGGATTGTCTTTCTGTTTGCTGGTTCTGCTTTTCTCCGGAAGAACAGAACACGAGTTTGTCAGCCCATATAGTCGTGTCCGGGATGGCTTCACCTGTGTTTTTACTGACATAAGCAGAAAAGTAGGGATTGCCACGTACCCAAACCTTTTTCCCTTTTGTAAGGTATGCGGTCAACTTACCTTCGCTGTCGTATTTCATTACCCGGAGCCATGTTGTCTTGTCTTTCCCGTCTGATATTTTTTCTGTTACACCGATTGAAAATGAGGCGTATGCCTTGCCGCCTATTATTTTCTGCTCGGCATCCTTGCCGATGTTACCTATAGCTTGTAGTTCTATCATTTTAATATAGTTCTATAAAAATTTCATTTAAAAACCGATAGTATTAGCTTATCAATAGTTCACTTGATATTTATGTTCTTTATTAATAAGTCAAACTCTGATTCCCGTTCGATGGCTTCGTTGGTTCCGCCAGTTATAATGTTAGATACTTCGCGCTTGTCTTGGATTAGTTTGTATATATCTTCGTCGATAGTGTTTTTACCGAGAAAATAGATACAGTTTACGGTAGACTTGGCTCCAATCCGGTGACAGCGGTCTTCTGCTTGATCTGTATCGGCCGCTGTCCATGGCAACTCAACAAATGCGACATTAGAGGATGCTGTGAGTGTCAATCCTACGCCGGCGGCTTTGATGGAACAAATGATTAACGTAGTTTCAGAATCATTTTGAAAAGCATCAATGTTTCGTTGCCTTGTTGTCATGTCATCATCTCCGGTTATCGTCACAGCTTCCGGGAATGCTTGTAACAGATATCCAGCTACTTCTTTCTGATGAATGAATACAACTAATTTTTCGCCGGATTCTAAAACATCCGTTATGTAGTCTTTCACTGCGTTCAGCTTCCCGCGTGCGGAAATATTTTTAAGAACTCCGATTCTTACCATTACTTCACCACGCATGGAACGGGCAACTTGTGCATCCGTTGCCGACTTATATTTTTTCAGATAGTCGGCAAGATCTGAAAGTGCCGAATTGTATTCGTTTTGGTTGTCTATTTCGCAAAGTACTGTGGTACGTATCTTGTCTGGCAAATCTTTCAATACTTCTTTTTTGTTCCGGCTGTAAAAACAGGTTGTGTTGAGTTTGTAGTTCAATTCTTCCATATTGTCGTTGAATCCGTATTCAGCAACAAACTTTGTATAACCCCCGAATTTGTCCACCTGGTTGATGATGGCAAGCATGGAGGCAAGGTCTTTTGCCTTGTTCACTACTGGGGTTCCGGAAATAGCGAATATTACTTCCTTTCCGGACGTTAATCCCTTGGTAAACTTGCTTTGTTGGGATGAAGGGTCTTTTATCCGGTGGGCCTCGTCAATTATGACAGATTTAAACAGGTTGATGTTTGGAGTAAAAATCACATCTTTCAGTTTGAAAGCCTGTCCGGGTTTTGCAACAATGTCCTGTACAAAGTATTTTTTAAGGCTTTCGTAGTTGCAGATGAATATGTCGTTTTTTATGCTTTCTCCAAAAAGCGATTTCCCGGCGGCGAAGAGATGCCATGTATTTATGTTTGAGTTGTTCAATATACAAGCCTTTTTGTCAGTCCACATGTGCCACTCTCTTTGCCAGTTTATTTTCAAAGAAGATGGGCAAATAACCAAACAGGGGAAAGCATTCAAGGCAAGCACGGAGGCAATTGCCTGACAGGTTTTCCCAAGTCCCATCTTATCACCGATGATTGTACGTTTGTGGATGATGTTGTAGGCGACACCCTGTTTCTGATAGGGGTATAATTCCATTTTCAAGGGAATATCCTGTTTCAGTTCCGGAAGTTCCGGTATTTTCCAATCCGCTTTTGCATGCTCCTTGGTAAATACGAAGCCGTACTTTTGTCCGAACATATAGACTTGCGGAGCATATATCTTTGGGAAGAAAAATGATTTGCGTTTTGGATCATATTCGGCACCCGGGCACACTCCCATCAGTTTTTTTATCGCCCACGTGAGATTGCGGTTGTATTCAAACGTAATCTCGAAGCTGTCGTTAGATTCCTTTATCCTCATGGAGTTGCTTTACTTTTTGTGTGTATAGGTCGATTAAAACTTTATAATCAAAGTCGGACAGGTGGGAGTGTTGGTGTTTGAGGATTTCAAGCTCCTCGATAACTGCTTGTCCGTATTTCTTGATTAATCCGCGCATGTATCCGATGTTGTTCCCCTCGTCGAAGCGGTTGCAGCTCCGGCATTGGCTATTGCAGTTCTTTTCGTTGAATCGGGTGGCCATGTGGCTCCGGTTGATGAAATGACCACAATCCGATTCTTTCCAAGGGACTATCTTTCCGCATGAAATACAAACTGTATATCCCTGCGGGTTTGCATCCCGAAGTCGGATATATTCGGAAAATATGCGGTCTAATTTGGCTTTTAAGTCGGGTCTTTTCTTTACAACTACCTTGTTGTCGAATAGGGGTTGTTTCTTGGGTTTGCGTTTTATGTATGCCATAATGTTGATTTTTGTGGCCTACATCAGGATTCGAACCTGAATTTACCGAACTGTAATCCTAATAGTGTTCATCTCTATTAGAGCGTCTGCCAATTCCGCCATGTAGCCAGCTTTATTTACTCTAAATACGGAAATACATCTATGAATTTTGTATCTGAAATATTGGCTATTTCATACGGGACAACGAAAGTAGAAAGGTTCTTTTTCAGATTTTCCAATGCTCTGTCGGTATCAGCCGCCGCTACTAAATAATATTGTGCCGTAGATTTTCCCTTTCCGCTCACTTCATCGGCATCAATGATATTTACCTTCGCTTTATACCAACGGTCATCATTTTCATCTTCCGAAGGAACCAGTTCCGTAATATTCGATTTTTTCAGGCTACTGATATAATAATCACCTTTAATAACGGATTCCATTTCATGCGTGATTCTGCTTTCCGCTTCCGTATACGACATGGCATCCAGAAGATAGGCCTCATTTACTTTCTTTTCACGACCATCTTCATTTATCTTGATATACTTCACTTTCGCTTCAAACCAATTTGCTGTCATAGTTTTAAGATTTTAATTGTGATAATAATTCATTTAGTCCTCTTCCGTCTTTGATAGTTGAACCAGTTGCCCAACCGGAATAAGGGAAGAATTTTATAGTATGTCCTTTATACTGGAAGTTGATTTCATGGTCAGAAACCTTATTGACTTCAATTCCAAGTTTTTGAATTTGTTGTATGGCGTATTCTATTCGTTTAGGTTCTAACCTGTTTTGTCGTTCGGTATCTAACCTTGTCATTTCCCAAATTTTTAATTGCTTTATCTATTTTCCTTATCTTCTCTCTCGATTGGATGGAATCGGGAGGTAAACGGGATTTTAAGTCTGATAGCCATCGGATAATATCTTCGGCGGTTTTATTGGAGATTGTTTTCATTTTTGGCTAATTCCGTTTGAGTTTCTCATTTCTTCTTTTGCCATGCTTACTACCGTCCGGAGCCAATCTAACTGATGGGTGGCAGCACGGTTTAGGCGTTCGATTGTGTTTACCAATAGATTTTCACGCTGACAGGATGCTTCTACAAGTTGCTTTAGAACCGATGCAGGGCAACCAGCTTGTTTCCCGAGGTTGTAAACGATGCTTTCTGATAGTGCCTTGTCCTGATAAAACCTTGCATCCGAAAGCATCTTCCCGGTGCGGGCGATATATACCGAAAGCTCGTTCCCTCTCTCTATGGCTAAATTAGCATCCTCTGGCGGTAAGGTGGATAGATAAGCTTCTATATCGTCCACCTCTTTTTCTAAATCTTCTATGGGTGTGATTGTCATGCTGTATTTTTTAAGTCTCCGAACATAGTCCAGTATTTAAATGCGAGTTCCATACACTTGTGCTGGCCGGATTCCCATAATTCATCTCCTCTTTTTATGAATACCTTGAAGACGCGGAAGTTTTCTTTGGAAATTCCGATTAAGACGTCTTTCTCGGAGCCTGCTATATTCATGTAGAAGAATCTTTGCCTGTCGTAGTCGAATTGCCTTACAGCGGATTCAAATTGTTCCTGTGTCGTCGCGGAGGTGCTTTTTATATCGCCTCCCCATCCCATTGACGGCATCCACAAGTCCCATTTGCATCGGACGGGCAGTGTAAAAGGGATGTCGTAGTCGAATTTCTGACAGGGATTAATCATGACTTTCTGTGTGTCTGATAGTGGAAGTATCCGGCTGGCAAACTCATCGCGCATGAATGCCTTTTTCATTTCTTCTGCTTTTTTGAAATCACCTTCTGTCATTTGTTCGCCGGCACAAGTCAGTTTGAAATAGTCGACTTTTTTCGGTTCTGTAATCATGTGATCGATTAGGTTCCCAAATTTTGCATGAACGGGGTCGATTCCCATTCCTCCGTAGAGCTGTCTTTTTAATTCAGATAGGTCGGAGTTGGATATTTCCGACCTGTCATAGTATGGGTCTTTCATTTTGCCGTAACAACTTCTTTGTAAGTAATAAAGTTTGACGTGATGATTTCTCCATCCTTGTTTGCGATATCCTCGCAGAATTTCTTCATCTGTGCGATGGATTTCTTTTCAATCTTTTCGTTCGGGAGATTCTTTCCTTCACGCTCGAACCAGAACATGAATATCTGTCCGTATCCGGCAGGATTGCTTACTTCGATGGAAAGCGTTTTCTTTACATTCGCCGCAGGGGCAGAATAATTTTGGTCGAATAGGGTATTGAGGGATGCTTCAGTTTTCTCTGCCTCGATGGATGTCTGTTGTTTCTGTGTGAAGTTCAACAGTTCTTGTCTTTTTTCTTCCGCTTCCCGTTTTGCCCTTTCTTCCGCTTCTTTCGCAAGCCGTTCTTTTTCCGCGGCATTTGCTTGCGCGATCTCTAACAATTCTTGTTTCTTTGAATCAACGCGATCAAGGTAGTACCGGATTTTTTCGGTGATTTTTTCATTGTATTCCAGTTCATTTTTGGCAGATTTGGAAGAAGCTATTTCTTCATAGATTGCGATCTCTTCTTCTTTTGTAATGTAATTCCTGTATGGATATGAGAAAGTGGCCGGTTTGTATTCGGATGAGAAGTTTTTCAATTCATCTTTTTTTAGCTCGCAGTTTTGCAGCGTGATGGAGTTGAATATTTCTTCAAGCGAATCGTATGCAAGGCTTAATGTGTTTACCAGGTCGTTGGTAAAGGCTTGTTTGAAATAAGCACGCATTTCGATGCGCTCCTGTTCTGTGGCAGCCTTGATACGCCGAGACTCTTCCTCTTTTGCGGCGATTTCCGCGATATGCCGGGCAAATGCGTTTCTGAAATTTTGTATTGCCTGTATTTCTTCCCCTGTTTTCAGTTCGTTTTCCAGTTCGGTGAAATGTTTCCGGATTTGGTCGAATGCCTGTGTGATTGGTTTCCGGCGGTCGGTCATGGCCGAAATGGTCTTGCTTATCTTTCCGAGGAATGTTTTACACTCTTCGTCTAGGAACCGGACTTCCGGAGTGTCTGAGATAGGGGTGTTTTCTATTTTAGCGAGCAGGATTTTTGCGACTTCTTTTGCTTTTTCATTACTTGCAATGTTTTGCGCAATGATGTCTTTTGCCTGTAATAATGCTTCCTGTGTTGTTGAGAGTGCTGTTGTTTCCATAATTAAAAGGGTTCTTCTGGGTTTTCTACTATGTTTACACCGCCCTGTTGCTTGGCGATTTCCTGTACATCTGTCTCTTCGGCTTCTTCTTCGGTTTCTTTTTGCGGGACTTGGTTGTATACTGGCTCATCCAACCCATAGTCGGAGGCCTGGACTTGTTCGTCTTGCTGTAAAGCGGAGAATTGTCCTAACCTTAATTTCGGAAATGTCTTGAAAGCGTGCTTGATTACTTTCGCTTCAAGGAATCCGGTGTCGATTTGACCTTCATTTGAATGGTAGAGGGCATTGGCGTCTCCATATACATTCCCGTCTTTGTCTTTCCGTTGATTTTTCTTTAAGGAATATCCTTTCAGACGGTCGATGTCTTCTGGAAGCATCCAAAAGAAGTCAAAGGAACGATCGGGGCGGGTCAACTTGATAAAAGCTCCGATGATTGTTTTGCTTTGCCGTGGAATGGCTGCCGAATAGACTACCACTTTCTGTCCGGTTTCGTTTACCTTGGGCTTAAATTCATCCCCCTCGAATACGATTACAGGACGGTCGGCATATAATAGCTGTCCGGCTTGGATTCTTAAATCGAGCTCTCCATATGGAGAAATTTCAATGGACATCCGTTGTTCCCATGTTTGTTTTTCTTTTGTTCCTACATTCACGGAACCGGGGATGATGTAAATAAGGGGCCGGGATGCGTTTTCAAGGGTAAGTCCCATGCTTGCGATGTCAAGGAGCACTCCATATGTGGAGAAACCTGTACATTTTGCTAGGTTTGGGGAGGCTTGTATGATTCTCTGTAGGTTGTATTTTTCTTTTTCAAAGAATAATTCGCCCTGCTCAGAGTTGTGGATGTTATTGTAGAGTGTAACGAATCGCTCTCTTACTCTCGTATCCTCTAAAATCTGAAACGGAGACATGGATTTAAGCTCCGTGATCGTCAGCTTTTTTGTTTCTGAATTATTTTCCATACTTTTGTTTTGTTGTTTGAAATGTGACGGGTAAGAGGAATCGAACCTCTTTCTAAGTACTCCAGTACAACCCGTTGCTGGCTTAATGCGCCTTTGACACGCGACTTCCGCCACTACCGGAGTATTGCCCGGTAGTTCACCAGCCCGCAGCGACAAACTGCGTGTTTGTTATTGTCTGTCAACATGTCAAAGAGCTTAGAGTTTTTTGTAAGGCCGTTCTGATTGGCGTCGTGGCGGCCTTACTTTATTTCTTTATCCAGATCCAGCTGGAGACGGTGTACCCTTTCCCAGTTTTTAGAATCAACCGGGTTACTTCTGTCGAAGTAAGGGAACAGTGCTGAACAATACTGATGGATGTAGCACAGCAGGCGATACTTTTCATTTCGTTCGTGTCTGCATTCCTCTTGTAGCTTGGATACTTTCTTCTGGATAGAGATGATTTCTTTTTCTAATTTACTTTGGGATTTGGTCTGTGAAGTGGGTACACTTTGTACCTGCACTTCTGATTCATTGGCTCTTGGCATTTGCGTATGAATTTGAAATGTTAATAAATAAAGAAAGCTACTCGCCTCCCTAATTCCGCCAAGAACCAATTGCGTACAAAGACATACAGCAATCCGCAGGGACTTGAGTAGCTTATTTGTTAGATAAGATACGTCATGTAACAGCATAAAAATAGCTGTCATGTCTTTTATACATAATGATTCTTGGCGTGAATCGATTGCAAATGTATAAATCTTATCTGATATTCCAAAATTCATTGCGAGATTTTTTAATTTTTTGTTCCTGCCGGAGAATCGAACCCCGGTTGAACCGTTCAGGATTTTTTTATGTTTTCTGTCCGATGGAAAATGTGTTTGTAAATTGTATTTCCTCGTTGGTCTTTCCCGATAGGGATGTGCTGGATGTGGTCAAATTTTCTTCCTTTGCCGACTTTCCCTCTTTTGTTTGAGCTGTAAATGTTTCCGTACATATTCATTTTGTTTATTGTTCAATTTTTGAGCCTACTATCCGGTTCGAACGGATGACCTTCGGAGTACAAAACCGATGCTCTACCAACTGAGCTAAGTAGGCGGGTTGCCAGGGCAGCCTAAGATATGGCTACAGTTACAGCGGACTGCCCCGGACTGATTAATTGTTGTTGATAATGGCACTCTGTACTTTTACCAGCTCTTTGTACCTTAACAGTTCCTGTTTAAGGGTTTCGCATTCCTGAAAATATTTTGTCCAAGATGCATTTGCTGCACTAAGCTGCTTTTTTAGATCTTCAATTTCTTTGTCTCTGTCGTTCATAACCTTTTTTTTAAAATTTTGCCTTTCGTGCTGTCTCACGACAGGACTAAGGCTGAAACAAACACTTACTTTATTGTCACTTAAAAAAGGTCCGGTGTGAATGGAGGTGTTGTGGTGTAAAGAAAAGAATGTCACCGGACCAAAGAACTCACGACATATTTTTATACAGGTTCCGCACCCTGTTCCCCCTTACTTTCACCCGGGGCGGTGTTAGGTTTGCTTTGTTTAAGCCGGACCAAACCTTGCTAAATTCCTCCGCCATTACGTATCTTTATTTCAAATTGACAATAGAAGCACCGCTCCCCTGTACCTGTGGTAGAATCCCATTCCATTGCTTAATCTTTTCGTATTCGACTAGAGTTGGGGTTAAGGAATTTGAAATAATTCGGTTGGCCTCTGCCTCTGCTTTTGCTTTTGTCAATAAGCTCTTAGCTTCGCCTTCTGCTTTTGCGATATCTTTCTTGGCCTGAGCTTCTGCGCCCCGAATTTCATTCTCCCTCTGTTCTGCCTCCTGCATAGCTTTAATTTTATTATTCAAGGCGATCGTAACACTTTCCGGAACTCCTACATTTCCGAGTAAATAGATATCATTCAGTTTTATATATTTTTCGGCTGCCTTCTCTGTTGCTATCTTCTTTACTTCTTCAATAAAACTGATCTTACCTTCACCATACATTTGTTCTGCTGTTCGGGTGGAAGATGCTTTGTTAAATGCATCACGGACGGCATTCCTAAGAACGATGTTAGATATTTCTTCGCATCCTTTTTTGTACATTTCAAATACCCGGGGAACGTTAACTTCTTCGATTTGGTACTCGATACCGACATTTGCCGATAATTTCATTCCTTCCTTGCTCTGGAATTCAAAGCCCCGGTTACCTTCTTCATCGTCACTCCATACCTTGTTTTGACGTTGGGTGGGAAATAAAAACAATTCTTCATTAATACCGATCCAATAACGGCCGGGACCAAGTGCCTCGTAGTCGACACCCTTGTCTTTACCAAGGAGATAAAATTTAATACCTACATTCCCGGCCGGAACTTTAGAGCAAGAAACAAACAAGGCTCCTAATAAAATTGCAAATAATAGTTTTTTCATTTCAGTTTTTTGATTAGTTTATAAATAATGGGGAAATAGAAAATTACATATACACCAAGTGTAAATGCTCCCAGCATAGGAAGTTCGTTCGATTCGTGGCTGATACTGAATGGCAGCCAAAATCCAAAGAATACGATCGCTATAATTAAATGGATCGCTATAATTAAAATTTGTTTTCTGATTTTTTTTGTTTCCATATTATAAAAATTATTCTTTCCAAGTTTTATTATTCCGAAGAGACTTACCGAAGTCCTGTTTCTTCTCCGGCCACATCGCCCAACCCAAAATACCGGACATTATTGCGAAAGGAAGACTATGGTACTGCCCTTCGTAAATACTGCATCCTAATATTCCAAGGGCAAGAAGAAAGGCTAATATTGAAAGAGTTTTCATAGTTTATCAATTATTCTATATGCTTCAATGACTTCACGGGTTTTTACCCGCCATTTCTGATTACCATTCCCCTTATCAGGATTAATCAACTTCATTTTGATTGCTTGCTCCAGTTTTTTCCGACTGCCCAAATGCCTAATTGCTTCATTCCGGCTCATATATTCCCCGTAAGTTTCGGCAACGGCTTCCTTGACAACGCTCTTGGTGAAATCAATAAATTCAGCCATCGACATTTCGATACGATCGGTATTTCGGAGGATCAGGTTCATGGCGAATCACTCTTTAATCGTTAAAGGCTTTTTAACTAAAGCACATCCGTAATTCTTTAATGCTTCATTGCGAATTGCTTCGGGCTGCTCCCCCTCTGTAACAAATCTTAATGCATTTCGAACCGTATGTTCTGATACGCCGAAATATTTTGCTAACTTAGGGATAACCCCCTTCTCATATAAAATTCGCGCTTTATAAAGGCTCATATCAAAATGTTTTTTTATATTTGTGAATTATCGTTTGTTTTTCCGTTTTGGAAACGTGATTGTTATTAATTACAAGGCAAAGATATAGAGTATATTTCTAATTTCAATGGAAATATTAGAATATATTTCTTGATTTAAGAATAATTAACATGATAGGTTATGGGAGTAAAAGAAAGAATACAGCAATACATTGATAAAAAAAGAATTAGCGTAAATTCTTTTGAGAATTCGATAAATGCATCTAACGGATATTGGAGAAAAACTAAAAGTATATCCGCAAATGTAGTTTCTGATATATTAAGAATATATTCTGATATTAATCCTATATGGGTCATGACTGGAGAAGGAGAAATGATTAAAAATATTTCCGAATCAGATTCACAAAATGACATTCAGCTTCCCGAAGTCCCGGAGGCAAATAAAAGTGAGACCGAGACAATTAAGTCCTTATTGTCTGTGATCAGTGATCAGGCTAATATATTAAAACAAGTGACTAATAGTAAAGAGCAAAAACATATTGAAGAACAGAAGGAAATGTTTAATAAGATTGAATCTTTACAAAAATCACTTGATAATCAAGGAAAATATCTTCAAACGTTGTGCAAGAAAATAGATGATCTTATTTCTGAAAATAATATTCCTGGACAAAAAAAGGTTGGTTAACATGAGTAAAAAAGAAACAAATTTTAGTGAAGAACGTATAACTAATACTGATGAAAAAGTATTAATATTAATAAAAGATATTATGAGTGACTTCACCGAAGTTGTAAAAATGCTAACTGATACAATGAATGCGCAGTTAAGTATTATTAAGGATCAAGAAAAAAATAGTGCTGAAAGTACTCGCCTAAATAATCAGGCAATAAATCGACAATTAGATATAATAAATGATCAAAATGGATTTCTCAAAAAAATATTCGATCACAGGGAAGGTGGAGATGATAAGAAAATATCTAAGGTTATAGAGTTTTGCCATCAGAGAAAACAAAATTGAAAAAAGTCGTGTGCTAATTTAAAATTATAATACATGGATTTTAAAGATCAAATTAAAATACTTGGAGAGCGTGCATCCAAGTTAAAAGAAAGTATTGCAACAGAAGAAGCCACAAAAACAGCTATTATACTTCCATTCATACAATCTCTTGGATATGATATTTTCGATCCAACAGAAGTGATACCAGAATGTGTTTGTGATATAGGAACAAAGAAAGGTGAAAAAATTGATTATACAATTTGTAAAGATGGAGATCCAATTATATTAATCGAATGCAAACACTGGAAGCAAGATTTAAATTTACATAGTGGGCAGCTTCTAAGGTACTATCATGTATCTAAAGCTAAATTTGGTATACTCACAAACGGCATAATTTATAAGTTCTATGCTGACCTAGTAGAGCCAAATAAAATGGATGACAAACCATTTTTTGAGATTAACATAGAAGACTTAAAAGAGGTTCAAGTTGAAAAGTTAAAAGAATTTCATAAAAGTTACTTTGATATTGAATCTATTCTAAATACTGCAAGTGAGTTAAAATATACTACAGAATTAAGAAATCTAATCGTTAAAGAAATAGCTGATCCTTCTGATGAATTTGTAAAATACTTTGCAAAACAAGTATATCCGTCAATGCTCACGAAACCAATTGTTGAACAATTTAGAGATATGTTAAGAAGAGCTTTTCAACAGTATAACAGTGATTACATAAGCGACAAACTTAAATCGGTAATAAAATCACAAACTGATGAAATTAAATCTCAAGATCAGGAACAACAAATACAAGAAGAAAGCCGAGAAGATTTAATTGTAACTACAGAAGAAGAATTGCAAGGATTCTATATTGTAAAATCAATTTTACATGGGATTGTTGATTTAAATAGAGTTATATATAGAGATACCATCTCTTATTTTGGCATATTACTAGATGATAACAATAGAAAACCTATCTGTCGTTTACATTTTAATCGATCGAATAAATATCTTGAAGTATTTGATGAAAATAAAAAAGGAACAAAATACCTAATTACGTCTCTTGAAGAGTTATATAATTATTCAAAAGAAATTATTGAAAGTGCAAAAAACTATTTGAATGACTAATACTTAAATATAAGCCAAAAATCAGGCAAAATGACCGAAAAAGAAAATATAACAATAGAATCAGGTAGCGGCTTAGACGGAAATGTTAAACCAGTAGAAAACCAGTAGAAATTTCTATCAAAAATAATCTAACAAATTGATTTTCAACCATAGAAATAAGGACACAAATTAGTACTTAAAATCCTGTGGCCATTGCGGCCGTGCGGGTTCAATTCCCGCCTCGAGTACAATTTGAAAATCAAGGTGTTAGATTATATTCTAACACCTTTTTTGTTGTTCTTACTCTACCTGATTAGGTAACAAAAAGCACACTTTTGTGTCCAAAAGAGGGGTATTCCAGTAGAAATCCAGTAGAAATTTTTCAAGGTTTTTGAAACAATTCATAAAAAATGACGTTCAAAATTAGGTCTAAAGGCTATTTTTAGCCCATTTAATAGTTAAAAAATTATAAACATTATGGAATTAAGTGTAGTGCTAAGAGACGTTTCAGGAAAAACAGGGAAAGGGAATATTAAAATTAAGATTAAGAAAAAAGGGGAAGATCCCACCTTTATTCCAACTACCTATTATATCGAACCCACTTTTTTTGACCCTGATAATGGGATAATAAAGAAGGAATTCCAAGAAGCAGCAAAATGGAATTCAGATCTATTTGCTCAAAAAAGCAGATATGAAACTTATTATAAAGAACTCGGTGATTCGGTAAAAAATGCATCCGTCAAAACCTTAAAGCAGTTATTTGTCACCTACGACAATATCAATTCTAAATCCCAAGAACCTCTAAAATCTGTATCTGATTTCATTGGGGTTATCTCAAAGCAAATAGAAGACCTTAAAAATGAAGAAGCACCCGAAGAATTAAAAAGAAGCGGATATGCTTCTACCTTTGAAGGAACAAAAAACCTTATGATTGAATTTTTCAAATCCGAAATTATTCATTTCCAAAGTATAGACAGGAACGCTCTTATCCAATTAAAGGCGTATTTCTTAAAGTACAAAGGCAAGGAAGTAACCTTTAATAAGCATCTCCGGAATATAAAGAGAATCTTTAATATTGCAATTGGAGACGGTTTGATAAGTGCCGACTTATACCCTTTCCGAAATTTCAAAATACCTTCGGATTACGACACGGAAATAAGGTGTATTGAAGCAGGTGTATTGAAACAGATTTACGATACAACGGGAATAGGGAGAGATTTTCTATTCTTGTCGTTCTTTCTGTGCGGTATGAACATGAAAGATATATTTTATATGCCATATTTTGAGAGGGGAATAGATGTAAAAAGACTAAAGACATTCAGAAAAGCCGGTAATAAAGTAAAGCTAAAACTTACACTTCAACCGGAAATAATAGAGATTATTAATCGATATGCGGATTCATCAAAAACGAGATTGATAAAAACGTTATATACGGACCGTGCAACGCTTTTACGCATAGTAAACGAAAGCATCAGAGAATCAATAGACAAAATAAATAACAAGCGCGATTCGAAGGATAAAATACAATACTTTACCTTTGCCTATGCCCGCCATTCGTGGGCCACAATTGCAGGTAAACTCAGAATACCAGACGAAACAATAGACAAAGCACAAATGCGGTCGTCGCAAAAAGTTATTGAGAAATACCGTGAATATGACTACACACAAGTAGACGAAGCAAATAGAAAAGTAATAGACTATGTATTGTATGAAAAGACCGGGGAATAGTCCCGGTCCTTTTTTAACTATCTATAGAATTATATTCCATCCTTTTGTTCTATCACATCGACAAAACCGAACCCCATCGCATTCCCTTGCCCAAATCCGCATTTATAACCTATTTCGATCAGGTCCGGATCACCTTCGACTTTAAATGTATAGAGAAATCCTTTAATTTTAGTCTCTGAATCCTTCCCTTCTTTTATAGTAATCAGTTTTTGTCTAATTCCAGACACAATCGTTACAGAGGTCTGAATAAAATCGTAGCGGTCAGACTTATAAAATACGTTATATTTAGAAGCTAAATTTTTGTGTATTGCAGCAGAGTAAATATCTTTATGTTCTATCGGATTTAAATGCAGACTATCCGACTGAACGTAAATAGGAGATTTGGCCTTTAGTATTACGCCTGATTTAATATCATCTTCTCTTAATACCTGTATTTCTTTTACTTTAAGATATTTACCAACATAAAATCCGGGGTTTTCAGATAATCCCCCGATAAAATCACATCCAATTTCATCTATATATGTAGAGAAAATAAATGAAATATAATCCGACAAAATATACATTCTCCTTCCTTCCAGCCTGAACTTCGGAATATACAGATTAGAAAATGTAAAAAATTTATAACGCCGATTGTCTGTTTCAGAAAATGATAACCCGGAATTATGCCAAAATTCTGCCGATCCCGAATTCGATTTATCCATAACGCGATAAATCCAGGCTGCTAAGCTATATTGATAATTAATATCAATAAAATCTCCGGGATCAGCATTTAGGATTACTTTTATTCTCATTCCCGGATTTTTTTCATGACTTCATCAGCTATTTCGCAGGTAGAAATAGCGTATTTAGACATAAAATCAAACTCAGGCTTATCTTCTTCCCATGCCTCTTTAAATTCATCCGGCCGCTTTATTACTATTCCGGATATTAATTTTGTCCTTGTCAGGATTTCAAAACAAATATCCGCCGCCTGATAAAACTCTTTCTGTTCAGGTGTTAATTCTTTCTGTTCTTCGGTTAGAGATGCACATGAAACATAATTCCCTAACAGGTCGACAATTTTTTCTTCAATTCCCATCGTTTTAAATTTTAAAAAAACAGAAGAACATTACTGTTGGTTCGATTTAAGACAATTAAGACAATCAGCCCTATATATATTTCAATTCCATTACAGTAATGTTCTTTTAAAAATCCCTTCTGCTGGTACAATTCAAGGCATAATAAAACAGCCACATACATATTTCAATTCCAATGCAGAAGGGATTACAAATATACATTATTATTTGAAATTGCAAGTAGTGTTGAAATAAAAATGTCCACTGTTATGGTTCAATTAAAATTTTCAAGAGGTTAAGTGTACCTCTTAAAAAACAAATTTCAATTCCGATTACAGTGGACACCACAAATATATAAAATTGGAAGAAAATACACCAATAAAGGTAAAATAAATTATTTTTATGCCTCAAAAACTTATGCTAACAAACTGCCTGACATAAGTTTTTAGATTAACATATGCTCAGGCACCTAAACCCTAAGCAGGCAAATTCCTTTATTTTAGAGTTCAACAGTAGTCAGGAATGGATCACCTGGATACTGAGTCTTTAAGAACACAAAACCATCCGACTCTACTTCACTCTTCCCAAATTTGTAATCAGGGAAAGTTACATTTTTGTACGCTGTAAGAACTTGCTCAGCAAGTTCTTGCTCTACCTTTTCGTAGTTAACGCTATAACCATTAGCGTCATCGTCTAAAATTACAGACCTCCAGTTATTTCCATCCCAGTAATTGTAGGCTAAGGCTTCTGTGTAAACCTCGTTTTCATCACGCCAGTTTTCGACAAACTCCTTGATGGAGTTGTCATCGCTCTCAACAAAATCTTCCCAAGATTTATTTTCTACCTCAAAACCGGCCGTCTGCAGGTCATTTAAAAATCTTTCCCGTAATTCAGTGCAATAACTATTCTCTAAGCAATAATCCTCGGCATTTTCTTTGCCGATCTTTTGTCCAAACTTGTCATAGCACTCCGATAGGCGAGTCGTTTCAAACTTATTTTCTTCGATAATATACATTATATTATCTTCTTCATTTCTTTTCAGTACGATTAAATCCATAGTTTATTTGTTTGTGTTTTTAAATTCATTATAAACCTGATTCAGATCAAACTGTCTTAAACAGCTTGCATCCTGTCCCTCATATTCACCGTAAACTCCAAATACAACCCCTTTGTAGAGCATAAAAGTAACATTAAAGTTATTTTCTCCATTACTTTCGAAATTTTCCACTTCGGTAGATTCTGCCATTTTTAATACGTCTCCATCCTTATCCTGTACAAACGGGCGTTTTTCAATACCCAAATCCTGATACATGTTTTCAGGAAACATAGTGTAGTTTTCCAAAATTTCAGCAACCTTATTACTAATTTCTATTTTTTCGTTGTTTACGAAAACTGCCTTACCTGTTTTGTAGTTATAAATTTTCATAGCCTTATTTTTTAAAATCATGTATTATTATTTCGATACAAATATAACACATATATTAATATTACACAAGAAAAAACAAAAATATTTTTCACTTATGTATTGAAAAATATAAAATTCTTTCCGGATATACATTATTTATCTATCTTTGTCGATAATATTAAATATAACATATATGCTAAGAGTAAAAGAGATTGCAAAGGAGAAAGGAATAACCATGCAGGTGTTAGCCAAACGGATGGGAATAACACAGCCTGGTTTATCTATGCTGCTGAACCGGAATCTTACATTACAAAAGTTATACGAAATAGCTAAGGCTTTAGATGTACCGGTTCCTGAGTTATTTAAAGAAGAAAGTAGTAGTATCCGTATTACCTGTCCGCATTGCGGGAAGTCTGTAACTTTAAAAGTAGGATAACGGGGATCAACCTCGTTATTCTATTTCGTTTGCCTCTTTTATAAATGTCTCTATCCGCTCCAACTTTTCCCGAATGGAAGCATTGAAGAATCTGCTCTTGTTCTTAATGTCTTTTACTCTATTTATTAAGTCGAGATCGACATTAACGTAGTCTTGGTTGATTTTTATGGCTAGCTCTAGGAAGTGCGCCACTGTGTTCTTTCAAAAATATTCTCTGAATGCGTTATTTGGATTTATTATAAATAATCGCTATTTTTGTTTTGTTGTTATGTAGCAACACACACTAATCTGAACGGCTGGCATGAAACAAAAAGTAATTCATGATAAAGTTGATATTTCTTTAGTCTTGCCTAATGAGGGACAGATAAACGATATACCGCAAAATCCGAGGCGCATTGACAAAGAGAAATTCAAGGAACTATGCAAATCCATAAAGGCTCTTCCCGAACTGACAGAAGCCCGTGAAATCATCGTCTACCCTCTCAACGGAAATTATATTGCCTTGGGTGGTAATATGCGCCTAAATGCTTATTCTGAATTAGGATGGGAAAAAGTGCCTGTATGTATTCTTCCAGAGGACATGCCTACAAAGAAACTCCGTGAAATAGTGATTCAAGATAACAATTCATTCGGTGAAACTGATTGGGATATGATAGCCAATGAATGGGATATGGAAGAATTGGACGATTGGGGATTTGATGTATGGCAAGAGCCGAAGAAAAAAAGCAAAGATCCGAAAAAGGATGAGGAAGAAGAGGATGAAAATGCCGATTACTATGCGATGATGTTGGGCGATCGGATTTATGACAGCAATAATGAATTTGACATACCCAACCTAAAGATTGACGGACAGCCCAAAAGCGGTCTTCTTTTGCCTTTCTCTGGATGGGGAAGTGATAAAAGAGCGAAGAAAGGCATATCCACCTATCATTTTTATGTGGAAGATTATCGGTTTGAAGCGATATGGAAGAATCCTAACGAGGTACTGAATAGCGGATGTACGGATTTGGTAGAGCCCAACTTGTCTCTATTCGATACAACCCCTATCGCCTACGGTTTACAACAAATATATAAAAAGAGGTGGATTGCCAGATATTGGCAAGAATGCGGAGCCAATATTTATGTCGACCTGAACGTATCGAGGAAATTTCAGAAGTACAACCGTCTCGGCATCCCTAACGGATATAACGCATTCTTCACACGAGGATATGCCGACAGACAAGAATATTTGAAAGAAGAAATCCAAATCACCCGTGAAATATCAGGGAAAGATAATCCTAACATGATGGTTTACGGCGGAGGAGATAAGATAAAAGAGCTTTGCATACAGAATAATGTGCTGTATGTGGAGCAGTTTATGGCTAACAGAGTTAAAAAAAGGAGGTGAAAATGGCTAAAACAAGCGGAGAAGTTAGAAGTAGTAGTTCATCAAGTAGCAGAGGGAAAACAATAAAACAAAGGGAAGGATTTAAAACATATAATACAAAAGATGGAATTATTGAGGTCCCAGAACTTCATATAGACATTCATGGTAAACCTGTTGGTACTATAGAATGGAAATTATGGGAAAAAAACGACAAAAAAAGACTGTACGGAAAGGTATATTATCCTCATTCAAAGCCTGTTGATATTGGATACTACGACTTAAAAAATAATATATCTTTTTTAAGTAGTCGTCCCGTTGCTGTTGCAAGGTCAGTAGGAATGGATATTAAGATATATAAAAAAGCAAAGAGATGACAATAAAGAAATAAACTACGGCAAAGATATCTAGAGCCCTCACCGATAGCACAATAACACAATTACTGTCCAACAAGGACATCCCGACCCGTGCTTCTAGATGAATAATTATTGAAAACGGCGAAAAAACGGCGAAAAATGGCAAAATTTGAGAAAGGAAATAAAAAAGGATATAAAACACTTTTTACAAGTGACAATCAGCCTGTAAATCGTGGCAGAAAACCCAAGCTATACACCATCGCCAAAAAGAAATACAACATATCCCACGAGGAATATAAAGATGTTATTGCCTATCTGATGCAATGCACCAAGAAAGAGATAAATAGCATCGCAGAAGATGAAAACACGCCGATTTGGATTGTAAACGTGTGCCGGGCATTGTATAAAGATTCTGGACGTGGCGAGGTCAAAACCTTAAACGACATCACAGAACGCATATTTGGAAAAATTCCAAACACAACAGAGATAACAGGAAAGGACGGGAAAGACTTAATCCCCAAAATCGACATCGAGATTATTGACAAAAGGGAGGATGTAGAACATGAAGATACAAACTACTAAAATATTCTCCATTGTTGATAATGCCATTAATCAGTTTGATATTGTAGACGGACAAAAAAAGCGCAAATATACCACGATATCGGCGCAAGGCTCCAGTCGTTCGAGTAAGACATACAACATCCTTATAAGACTTATCACCTATTTATTACAGAATCCCGGTTTAAGATTATCTATCGTCAGAAAGACACTTCCGGCATTAAAGGCTACCGTATTTGTTGATTTCAAGGAGATAATGCGGAATATGGGAATATATGATGAGAGAGGATGTATGAACAAAACAGACTTCATCTATACATTTCCCAACGGATCATGGATTGATTTTTTCTCTACTGATGATGAGCAGAAGATAAGAGGGCGTAAGCGCGACATATTATTCGTGAATGAGGCTAACGAAATATCATTTATTGAATGGCAGCAGCTTAAAATGAGAACGACAAAGTTTGCCGTTATTGATTATAACCCGTCTTTTTCCGATGATCACTGGCTTTGTGAAATCAATAGAGACCCGCGCACCTATCATTTTATAACTACATACAAGGACAACCCATTTCTTGAGCAAACAATCGTTGACGAAATAGAGAGTTTGAAATATAAAAATGAATCCCTATGGCGGGTTTATGGGCTTGGATTGCAATGTCAGGTCGAAGGGCTTGTTTTCCCTAAATACACGTTAGTTGATTCAATACCGGATTATTGCAAGAAGCGCGGATACGCTAACGACTTTGGATATACTCATGACCCTACAGCTATAGTGAATGTTGGTTTGCTTGACAATAAGCTATACATAGATGAAATATGCTATAAGACGCACATGTTAGCCGGCGACATAATAGAAGAGTTCAAAGGCGTGCCGAAGATGAGAGTTATTTCCGAAAGTGCAGATCCTCGACTGATTCAAGAAATATATAATGCTGGAATAAACATCTACCCTGTTGAGAAGTTCAAAGGTAGTGTGATGGCCGGCATTCAAAAAATGCAAGAATACGAGATATGTATTACTCGCAGAAGTTCGAATGTAATAAAGGAGTTTAATAATTATACCTACTTGCAAGACAAGGCTGGAAAATGGCTAAATGAACCGATTGACAAGTTCAACCATGCCATTGACGCAGTAAGATATTGGGTGCTTGCTGAAATATTAGGACATATTTACGACCGGAAAGTATTTTACGACAAAGATGAGTTTGATATTGATATATTATAACTGAAAATCACTATATTTGCATTGTCTTGTGATGTTACAAGGCACCCAAAACAGAACGGCAAGCCATGAATCTATTATCTACTTTTTTCAATTCGGCATCAAACACTATTCAGAATGCTATAGGGATTAATCGGACTGTTGAAGAATTGATCCGGGATAGGGACATTTCAAAGGTCATTTCTTTGTTACAAAACAGGGACGAAGAGGTAAACGAGGCTATTTTAGAGTACAATCCAGATACGCATAAGATTATGCGTAAACAAGACAAAATTAGAATCGGGAGACCTCCTAAAGTCCTCGCAAAACTATCAGCTCCCTATCAGCAAATCATAAATGAAATAGAACTGACATTCATGTATGGGAACCCTCCGACATGGCAGCAGGATTCAGACGGAGCGGATAGAGCTTTCCAAGTTTATTCCGATGTACTGAAAAACACGCGATGGAACACCACACAGAGGGAGTTTAAGAGATTAGCCGGCGCGGAAACAGAGGCGGCAAAATTGTACTATGTTTACAAAAATGATGCTGGAGAGAAAAAGGTTGGTGTTAAAGTCCTCGCAAAAAGCAAAGGGGATGAATTAAGGCCGCTCTTCGACCAATACGACAACATGCTTTCTTTCGGGCATGGATATTACCTGTTGGAGGGGGTAAAAACGGTTTACCACTTCGATATATACTACCCGACTATTATTTACCGATGCAAAAAAACAAATGGAGCTTGGGAAGTTGTAGCAGAAAAAAACGAGATAGGTAAAATCCCTGTTGTCTATGTCACACAAAACAAGGCTTGGTACGGCATTCAGCCTTTAATAGATAGAATCGAGGCACTCCGTTCCCGCGTATCCGATGTAAACGATTATGTTGCCGACCCGATACTGGTTATGTCTGCTGACGTTGCCGAATCTTTAAAGAGCAAAAAAGACACGGCAGGATTGCCGGACACTGAAAAAGCAGGAGGCGGTAAAGTGGTCGGCGTACCGAGCAAAGACAGCAAATTTGACTATCTTTCCGTAGATACTGCTGTCGATTTGAAAAGAGAGGAGATTAAAGACCTCGAAAAGTGTATCTATATGCTATCTATGACGCCGGACTTATCATTTGACGCACTTGTAGCAGCAGGCGCACCGACAGGCAGGGCGTTAAAAAGGGCTATGGCGTTAGGCTACATGAAGAGGGCGAAGAATATGGAGATATACTACATTGCACATGAGCGAGAAGCAAGCATTATAAAGGCGATTATCGGGAATGTGCTTGACGTATCTTTAAAGTCAGAAGTTGAAAATCTTTCGGTTTCATGCCAGCTTGCCGAACCATTTCAGGACGATGTGAGCGAAAAGATAGCAGACATTATAAATCTTTATAGCTCTGAATTGATAAGCCGGGAAACCGCACTTACGTTAATCGACTATATCAATGACCCGAGTGTCGAACTTGACAAGATTCTGAAGGAGATAAAGGAAAGGCAGGAACAACAGATTGAGGCGCAAGGCTCCTTATTAGGGGAATTCCAACGGGACCAAGAAAATGAAGAAGAGGAATAATTTATACCGATTTTGGCTTCATGTCCTCTCCGTGTTCAGAAATTCATATCTTGAAGACTATCCAGACGGAAAAACAAAAAGAAGAGAAATAAGAAAGAGAAGATGAAGACAGACGATTTAACACCCGATCAGTTATATAACCTGTTGCTTGAATTGGACGCACAGACTGCAGCACGTTTGAAGCGTCTTTATTCCGAATTTTCAAAGGAAATAGCGAATATTCCGGGTGTTAAATCGTATCTATTTGGTAAAAAGTTGAAATCTTTCTCTGATATTAACGGAATAAAAGGCATCGACGGGAAAATAGACAAACTTATCGATGAAATATACTCTATTGTCACATCGGCCCAAGAAACGGCATGGAGAATTGGTGAAAAAGTCACGGAAACGCTTGTATTAAGCAAGATTTCTACAGAATTAGCCGATAATTTGCGGAAATCCGGATTGTTTAAGCACCGGAATAAGGCGATGGATGCCTTTAAATTCAATAAAGATAAATTTGACATATCCACAAGGGTATGGAAAGACGGGATAAAGGCACAAATTGAAGAATCCGTACAACTTGCCGTGTCAAACGGAGAATCGGCGCAAAAACTAAGCAAGGATTTAAGGGAATATCTACAAGAACCGAAAAAACTATTCCGCCGAATAAGGGACAAGGAAACCGGAGAATTGAAGCTAAGCAAAGCGGCGAAGCAATATCACCCCGGGCAAGGCGTATATCGGTCTTCCTACATGAACGCAAGAAGACTTGCAGCAACAGAAATAAACAATTCTTACCGGATGGCTGAATGGGAAAGTTATCAAAACAATCCAGTAATTGTAGGCTTTCAAATCAGATTATCGAACAACCACACGCTAAAGAACCCGAAAACAGGAAAGCCGGAGCCATTTATTGATATATGCGACTATGCACAAGGCAGGTACCCAAAAGATTTCGTATGGTACGGATGGCATCCGCATTGCCGATGTATCATGACGCCGATATTCGCTACACAAGAAGACATTGCCGCTATGACGCAAGCGATATTAGACGGCAAAGAACCGACAACGGTAAAACCAAAGATGATAACCGACATACCAGATAAGTTCATCAAATGGTCACAAACTCATAAAAAACAAATATCGGGATGGAGTGCCCTACCCTACTACGTCACAAATAATCCTAAATATGCGGAAAAGTATTTCATTTATCCAAAGGTGTTCAAAGATTTGTAATTTTTATTTGGATTAAATAAAAATAATGTGTACATTTGCAATACTATCAGGTGTATGATGATGTACACTGCCCATTAAAATAACGGAATTACTAACAGAAAAGGCAAGCGCCTGATAGTTGTATTTATACTATCGGACGTTTGCCTTTTTTTATTCATCACGAATGAAAACAAAAATCCTATCTAAGCTAAAAACTAAGTATTCAAATTTAGGGTTTGGCGAAAAGGCTTTTGACGGAGTGGCCGATTACTTATCTAAAACCGTCACAGAAGAATCACAAATCGAGGCGGCAATCGCGGGGGTTGAACCCCTGTTGAAAGCATTTCAGGGCGATGTAGACAAGATAAGGACGGAGAAATCCGAACTCCAAAAGCAGTACGACGAACTGAAAGCCAAGCAGGACAAAGGGGGCGATCCTGAAAAGAAAGAAGAACCCAAACCGGACGATATGAAAGCCATGATTGCGGCGGCAGTTGCCGAAGCGGTCAAACCTTTTCAAGAGAAAATCCAATCTTACGAAAAAGACAAGGCAGATACCGACCGGAACACTTTTATCTCTTCCGAAGCCAAAAGGCTGGGTATCGACGAATCAGACTTGAAGTATCTCAACGTGCCGGCAGAACTTGATAACGCTGGGATTACGTCACATCTAACCGCATATAAACAGCACATGGTAGACAAAGGCATTCCGGAAAGAGGTGGTTTTCCGCAAAACAAAGGCGAAATCACTCAAGAGCAAGCCAAGGAAATTGCGGATAGTTTATTAATCTAAAATCAGAAGGATATGACAGTAGTAAATTTAGTGAATGAGCCACAAGGAGTCATTACCGGTAACGACAATATCGTTATCGTGAATTACTTTGACGGCATCCGTGGCGGTCGCTCGCTTGACTTGACAGGATACACGGAGAAATTTGTAAAAGCCGGACACATTCTTATTGAAACGTCAGACGGCAAGATTCAGCCTCTGCCTGTCAGCGAGGAAGCATATACCCCACTTGGCAATGAATCAGCGTCGAAGTATTATGGGGTTCTCGTAGCAACCATCCCGGCAAGCAAACCGTTTGCCGCTATCATGACGCGAGGCACCATCAACCCAAAAGCAGCACCATACACCATGAGTGCCGAGCTTATCGCCGCATTGAAGACCGCATTACCGTTAATCGATTATCAGGAGGACTAAGACATGGAAAAATCACTTTACTTTGATTTGATTCAGAAAAACTTCCCGAAGCTGATTTTGGCTATTGTGGAAAAACTGAACGACAAGAATCAGACGCAGCTGTCTTATATGTTCAAGCAGTTGCTTAAAACGGATTATTCCGTAGATGGCCGTTGGGCATCCCTTACGGGACAATATACGCGGGTTGCCGCCGATGTGGTTGCAATGGATTCACCGCTTCCGTTGAAAAAGCGTGATTCGTTGGAGAAAGCAAGCGGAGAACTTCCAAAGATGGGCATGGAATTGTTCCTTAACGAAAAGCAGATGACGGACATTGATACGTTACTCGCACAGGGATTTGATGAAAAAACCATCATCGCCAAAATCTTCGAGGACACTCCGCGCGTGATTGCCGGTATCTGGGAGCGTATCGAATTGATGTTCTTGCAAGGCCTGTCTACCGGTGTGGCATTGGCAGATACCGACAATATAGGCACCAGTGTACGTGTGGATTACGGATATCTTACCGAAAATAAATTCAGCGTTAAGGTCGTTTGGGAAGGAAACGCATCAACTTCAAAGCCGATTGATGATATCCGGAAAGTTCTTAAAAAAGCTGAACAAGACGGCAATGTTATCATCGGAGCTTATGCTGACCAAGCATGGTTTGACAACTTCAACGCATCCGACCAGGTACGCCAGCAGTTCGCATTTTTGCAGGGTTTCGTCGGTACCAATATCCCTGTACTTGACAACACCCAGGCAAACAGGGTAATGTCAAGTAAGTTTAATTTCACTGTTACTAAAGTTGACAGGACTATCAAGACGGAGAAAAACGGGACACAGACAAACAATACACCATGGAAGAAAGGGATGATTGTATTTGTTTGTGATCGTCAGTTAGGCTCCTTGGTGTGGTCGCGTCTCGCAGAAATGAATCACCCTGTACAGGGAGTAAACTATCAGACGGTAGACCAGTATTTGCTCGTTTCCAAATACCGGGAAAATCGTCCTTCTCTCCGCGAATACACCACTTCACAGGCTCGTGTCGTTCCTGTAATCGCGAACGTTGATAGAATTTATACTATGGACACCACAACCGTACAGGCATGAAAGTAAAGATTTTATCGGATTTCAGAGACAAATATGACTATTCCCGGTTATATAAAGCCGGGGATGTCATTACGCTCAATGAAGAGCGTGGGAATGAACTTATTGCACTTGGTTTGGTTGAGCCTTTTAATAAGAAAGAGGATACAACCGAAGAAGAGAAAGAGGATACAACCGAAGAAGAGAAAGAGGATACAACCGGGAAGGGAAGAAAAACCAAGGATGCTTAAAATTGATGTAATATGACCTACAAGGAATACATAACTGCTACATTATCCAAGTTCTATATATCTCCGGAAGAGATTGATGTGATAATGTTGAATCAGAATATTACGCCGGATGAAGATGTAGACCCCAAGATTGCCAAAATGGCGATGTACAAGGAGTTTTCACAAATCATTCCGGTAGCGAATATGAGCGAGGGGGGAGCATCCACATCATGGAACATGGAGAGTGTTTTGTTATGGTATTCCTTGTTAGCGTCTGAACTCGGAGAACCGGACATGACAAAGGAAAATAACACAATTAAGGACTATTCAGCGTATTATTGATGTACAATTATCCGGACAAAATAGAGTTATCAACGTCAAGCTCAGGAGGAACACCTGGTTCGATTGACTATGATGGGAACGGAGACCCGATATTCGGAGGTGGAGACAGTGGAGGAGGAGAAGACGGTGGAGGGTTTGAATTTTTGTCCGATTGCCGCATTGAGGAGAACAACTCATATTCGCTTAGCGGGACTTACATCTATTCTTTCAATGTCTACTTGCCTAAATCTTTTGATGCTGGAAAGCTGCCTAAAAAAGGGGCAACAATAAGATTGACAAAGAAAGATAAGACCGTGAACGGAGTGGAGGCTACAGTAATCGATAGCCGATCGACAAAATTTAACTACGTGATAAAGACATGAAAAGCGGATTATCATATAGTAAAAACGAGTTTAATCAAGTTCTTGGCATACTTGATGAATCAATTGGCCGTGTGGAAGAGGCAATAAAATTCACATTGAAAACCGTTGTCGGGGGAAAGGCTGTAGCTCATGCGAAATCATACGGAAATTTCACAGACCGGACAGGTAATTTGCGCAGTTCAATCGGTTATGTGCTGGCAAAAGACGGTGATATTATTGATGTAGGAGGATTTGAATCTATTTCAGGTCCGGAGGGAAACAATGGAGAAGGTATAAGTGAGGGGAAAAAATACGCGGAAGAGCTTGGAAAGTCTTCCGGCTCAGGATACACACTTATCATCGTTGCCGGAATGAATTACGCAGAGTATGTCGAAGCAAAGGGATATAATGTCTTGACTGAAACCGAATCGTATTTAGTAAGCCAGATAAATGACGTTATCGACAGGATATTAAAACAAGCAGGATTCAAGAAATGAAAAAGAGCGAGTTGGAAACGGAAGTATATAATCTTCTGAAAAACTCTAATTTAAGAGTTTTTAAGGAAGATACACGCGACCCTAATTATAGGGGAGAATACATCGAAATCCTTCCGCTTGAATTTGGCGAAGAAAGATTGTTCAATTCTTCTATCGTAAACGTCAATATCCATATCCCCGATGTACAAGGCATAAAGAACTCCAAACGGCTTGATAGTGCTTACAACGAGATAAGGCCGATATTCCGAAGAAATAAAGACGCGACAGGTCAGTATTACACGAATTACAGTGGATTCCAGTTTTCCATTGTGTCAAGCAAGGATTACAAGGAAGACAACGGTACGCATTTCAGAAATTTAAGAGTAAAAGTAACTTATTTAAATCTATAATTATGGCAGATAGAGTTGTATATGGCATTAAAAGCCTAAAGTTTATGCCGGCAGTTACAACCGGAGAAAATGCCGGTTCTTTTCCGGACTTTTCCGAGTCATTAGCATCGTTATATGACATGAAAATGATTGTTCCCGATTCATTCAACATGAATCAGGAAGATCCGGAAAAATTGGATGTTGAATGGGAAGAGGTGGAAGACATTGCTATGAGCATACAAACGCGAAAAGGCACACGCTCATTTACGGTGTCTACAAATGATATGTCGGAAGAGGCATTTAAATATTTCCTTGGGTGGCAAAAGCCGACAGAAGGAAATGACCCGAACAAAGACTGGGAAGTTGAGCCGGTTTCTTTCATGTTACCTCTGCAGGCTGTGGAATTGGAAACCATGCCAGCCGATAAATATCCAGGTATTATCCGGCAGTGGGCAAAAGTTGAAGTCGTTGTAAAAGAAACCGGTGTTGTGGGAAAATCCGGGTTGTCTAACCTCGAATTGACCTGTACCATCATGGCGAATTTCAATAAAGACAACAAGCAGATTCCGGGTTCGAGAAGAAAACAGGTGGTTTCCGCCTAATTACTAATGAGGGGGAAATAAATCCCCCTCTAATTTTATAGACATGGAAACATTAGAGCAACAAGTAGCAAAAGAAATAAATGAAAAGGACACGGTAATACATATTGGAGGCGAGGAACTGAAAGTAAAACCGCTCACACTCGGTCAGATTATTGATATATCAGCGGAGATAGCAGAGCTAAAAGGCATTTCGGAGGAAGACCAAGGGAAGGACGTGCTGACGGTAATGTTAGACCACCTTGACGATCTCGAAGTGCAATTGAACATCGCCCTTATCGTATTATATAGAAATGAAGAGGACAGGATAGAGAACAAGAAGTTTATCCGTAACAATCTCGATGAAAAGGCAATGACCGAATTGCAGGAGTTGTATGTAGAACGCCTGAACTCTCCTTTTTTTTTGACCAATATAATTTTCCTTCAAGGTTTGAATCTGACGAAGAAGACAAAAACGACAGTCCTTGGGCAATAATATTCGGCGCCATGAAAGGCCTAGGGTTAAGCTATCATGAAGTGTTGCATGAAATAAGCTGGCTAAATATCCAAATGTTATTAAAGTGCCAACCCTCCTACTCCACCGATAAAGACAAACCGAAACAAGTACACGCAAGTCAAATATTTTAAATTATGGCAGACGGACAAATGAATATACGTGTCAATGTTGATTTGAACGACATGAGGCGCAAGGCGGAAGAATACCGGAAAGAAGTAACAAAGATGGGTGTGATAACCGATGAATCCGGAAATGTTATCAGCACGGCATGGATGCGAATGAAACAAGCTGCTACGGCATATCTTGGAATGGACATAGTAAAAAGAATAGCTATGACGCGTGGCGAGTTTCAGCAATTGGAAGTTGCATTTAAAACTCTTTTAGGAGCAGAAGAACCCGCCCTAAACCTTATGAATCAATTAGTCGAAACAGCCGCTACAACACCTTTTGATTTAAAAGGAGTAGCAGACGGTGCAAGGCAGTTGCTTGCATACGGATTTGCTGCTGATGAAATAAACGATACTCTTATAAGATTAGGAAATGTAGCTGCCGGTCTTGGATTGCCGCTTGAACGTTTAACATACCTATATGGAACAACGGCTGTACAAGGTCGATTGTATGCAAGAGATATGTTACAATTCCAGTCGTCTGGTATACCTGTCCTTCAAGAGCTTTCCAAGATGTATGGAAAGACTACAAGCGAAATAAATGACATGGTGACGGCCGGAAAAATTGGGTTTGATGACATTAAAAAAGTATTTGAGGGAATGACAAACGAGGGGGGTAAATTCTATGCCTTGATGGAGGGTCAATCAAAAACAATCATAGGTCAAATATCAAATCTTGGTGATGCGATAGATATGATGTTTAACGAAATCGGACAGGCGAATGAAGGTATTATTTCCGATGCAATTTCTGGAGCTTCATATCTTGTTGAAAATTACGAAAAAGTATTAAGTATATTAAAGGTACTTGTTGCTACCTACGGAACATACAAAGCCTCATTGATAGCCGTAGCTGCTGCGCAACGTGTATCCGTTACGATTCAAAATATCTCTGCATGGATTTCCCTTGCTAAAGCGATCCGGACGGCAAAAGATGCCCAGATTGCTTTCAATCTTGCTACAAAGGCAAATCCTTACGTTTTATTGGCTACAGTCCTAATTGGTGTTGGTACAGCCTTATATCAGTTCACAAAGAAAACAGATGCTGCAACTGATGCTCTAAAGAAATTCAATGAAGAAAGTAAAAAAAATGCAGATGATACAGCTACATTTATAACTATTACAAGGGACGAGAACCAATCCATTGCTGCGCGACAACTTGCATTAGATAGTTTAAGAAAAATGTATCCAGGTTATTTTGATAACATGAATTTGGAGGCTTTAAAGGTGATAAATCTGACAGAATTAAATAATCAACTTGCAAAAGCGACCAGAGAACGATCAAAAGCACAAGCTGAAGAAAGTATAAAAGAAACAGAAAAAAGTATTAATTCAATTAAACAGCAAATTGACTTTCTAAATAAAAATGCCGTACAGGGGCGTGGTGAAAGATTAATCAGAGCCAATAAGCAACTTCAAGAATTACAAGACAAGTTGGCCGAACAGCATTCTATATTGAATAAAGTAAATTCTGATATAAAAGCCCAGGAAGACGCCGAACGCCGGGCAAAAGAAGGAGCGGAAGCACATGCAAAATCTGTAGAAAAAACCGTAAAATGGTATGAAGAACAAATAAAAACCCTCAAGGAAGCTCAGGAAACATCAACAACAAATAAACAATTCAATGACTATCAAAGACAGATAGACCAGCTTACAAAAGAAAAAGAAACTATAACCGGAGCTTCTAAAGCTACCCAAAAAGCAGAGGAAGAAAGAATCAAAACAATCAAGCAAATTGATGAAGAACTTCTCTTTCTCCGTAAGCAAAACCAGCAAGCCCAAATCGACCTTATGCAGGAAGGTACAGAAAAAGAACTTGCACAAATCCGGTTAGACTATCAGGAAAAGATTGCTGAAATTAAAAAACTTGCTGACGATTGGGCGGCAAAACAAGGCGGAACACTCACGATTGAGCAAACAGTGCAAATTTCTACGTCTTATTCTACTGTAAAACAAAAAAGAGAACAAGACGAATCTGATGTGTACAAAAAACAGACCGATGAATTAAACGAACTTTTAAAACAATATCAGTCATACCAGCAACAACACCTTGATATAGAAAGAAAATATAATAAAGATATTGAAAAGCTACAAGAAGAACTTGCAAAAACAACAGAAGAAAGCGAAAGAAACAGGCTTGAAGAATCCATCCGGGTAGCAAAAGAAAAAAAGAAAACCGAATTATCCGGACTTGACCTTGAACAATTTCAAAAAGAAATCGACTGGTCATCCGTATTCGGTAATCTTGACAAATTATCTACTGATGCTTTAAAAAAACTCCGGGACAAAATAAAGGAATACCTTTCTACGGTAGATGATTCTATTAGTAAAGAAGATTTTAAAACTGTTGTTGATGCCTTTGAAAACCTTGACGCAACTATTACAAACAGAGAGCCCCTTGAAGAATTAGTAAGCGGATATAGAGATTACAGAAAAGCAGTAGAGGAGGTTACAAAGGCAAAAAAAGAGATGGATAAAGCTGACAATCCAGAGGCAAAAGAAAGAGCTGTAAAAAATCTTTCCGCTGCTGAGAAGAAAAGAGCTGAATCCATTAATAAAATGACACAATCCGTTAATGCAATAGGACAACAGGGTCAGCAAGTAATTTCTGCTGGGAATGATCTAGTTGATATGCTTACCAATCTTGGTATTAAAGTTCCCGAATCTATATCCAGAACATTAAGTGGATTAGGGCAGGTCATGGACGGATTGGCAGAGATAGATTTGACAAAGCCAATGAGTGCTGTAACGGGTGTAATTCATGTATTGGCAGGCGTTACAAAAACAATTGGTAGTATATTCGGCTTAGGATCAGATAATGGAGTAGCACAATATAAGGCGCTAAGAGAACAACTAGAGGCTATAAATGATCTATACAAAAAAATCATTGATAAATCAAAGGAAAAAATTGTATTTGGAGGTGGATTTGCATCGGTAGAGGCAGCGAAAGAAGCTAACGAAGCGCTAGAAAAGCAAATAGAAAATTATAGAAGATTAGCGGAAGTAGGAGGTAAAGCAGGATCAAGTGTAGGCTCACATAGTTATGCTTACCGGGCCAACGAAAGGCTTAAGAAATCATGGAATGATATTTCAAGGTCTATAGGACAAAATATTTCCAGTGTACAACAAATGTATGAATTATCCGGGGAACAGTTAGAGATTATACGAAGAGATTTCCCCGAAGCGTGGAGTAAAATACCTTCTGAAATAACTGAAAATTTAGATGCAATCATTGACTGCAACGATGAAGCCAAGGAACTTGCGAATACATTGCAAGAAGCACTAACTGGCATATCCTTCGATAGTTTTTATAATGGATTTATTGATTCACTTTCGGATATGGATGCTTCCTTTGAAGATATGTGTGATGACTTTGAAGGATATTTGCGAAAATCGATTATAGCCGGTCTAATCGCAAGTCAGTACAAGGGAAGAATAGAAAATCTGTATAAAAGTTGGACAGAAGCAGCAGAAAGCGAAAATAAGATTACTGCAAAAGAGGCAGAAAAATTGAGGGATGATTATCAAGATATAATCCAAGATATGATTAAAGACCGGGATAATTTGGCTAAAACTTTTAATTGGGAAAGTTCTCCGGAAGAATTAAAACGCCAAACCGGCACCATATCCGAAACAATTACGGAGAAAACTGCAAATGAATCAATGGGAATATGGAGAGGTTCCTACGATACATTAAAGGCTATCAGCCAGCAGACAACGATATTTCATGAAACATACAAGTCTACAATGGCCACATGTAACTCCATACTGAATACGATAGCGAGGAATACCGGAGAAACGGCGAATAATACTTCCGTCTTGTCTGATATGCACAACACATTGAAAAACATGGACGGAAGACTACGAACAATTGAAAGTGAATCAAGTAAAAGATACGCAAGATGACGGATTTTTATTTTGAATAATTCTAAATAATAATTATATTTGCATCAGTATGTGATGACACATACCACCCAACACCGGACGGCATGGCAGAATATTATATTAATAATACTCCTATTTCCCAATTCGGGATAATTCCAACAAAATCAAATGGCAATATTGCCATTTCTGGATGCTTCAATCTTCCGAAAAGAAAAGGGACTACTTACTACGATTGGGTTACAGACAACAGCGTGGAGCCTTATGTGGAGAGTGAAGATATGGATTTTGACAGCCGGGATATTTCAATAACAGGAAATATCGTGTCTGATTCTGACTCTTCTCTTCCTTTAATAAATGATTTCATGAACGAGTTGCCGGAGTTATTTACGTTGTCATGCAAATGGGGAAGCTGGAGTGTAAAATGCAAAAGTACGACCATCGAAACCTTTACAAAATCGGCTTGCAAAATAACGATTAAATTCATAGAACCTCTTGTTAATTTATCTGGGACACTCCCCTCTCCCACCGAAAACGGGGAGATTGACGGATACAAATGGACTTCTTTCGGATTATATCTGAAAGAAATATCAAACTATCAGGGAATCGGTGCGCCAAAATCGTTGAGCACAACCCAAAATCCGTCTTATTCACTTTATTCAAAAGGAGGGCAAGAGAAGACGGAGATAACCGTTTCCGGTATGATAATAGCTGAAAATACAGAGCAATTCAAGGAGAGAATCAAATCATTATATGCCCTATTTGGGAAAGCCGGAATAAGAACTATCAATTACAGAGAAAGAGAGATTAAATGTTTTTGCACGAATGGATTTTCTGTACAAAACGTTTTTTCTATCGGGAAAGTATACGCTGATTTCAGTTGCAAATTAATCGTAATATCGAATGAAAGGATATAGCATATATAGAGATAATACCGTTATTTACGAATTTGTCGTTGATGATACCATCTCGAAGTCATTAAGCGGAAATAAATATGTTTCGTTCACTATTTCGTCAAAGAATGATCTTGACTTAAAGATAGGCGACTATGTTTTAGTCGGGAATGAAAAGTACGAGATTTTCGAGCCTATTGATATAGAGGAAAGTAACGGAGTGTTTACCTATCCGCTTACGTTCTATTTTCAAGGATATAAGCTGAACAATTCCATCATAACGGACGAAGGAGCGACAACATTTGCCTACCATGGAGAGGTCAGCGACTTCATGACATTGCTGATTGATTCCTTGAACGAGGACTATCCGGAATTTACCCTTGGAACCATTCAGAACGGAAGTATCCTTGATTTGAGTTTTGATAATAGTAATTGTATGGCCGCGCTTCAAACGGTATGCGAGAATGCCAAAATGGAGTGGGATATTACGGGCACTATCATAACCGTAAAGAGCAGAATCGGGGAAGAGACTGACCATGTATTTGAATATGGGAGGAACAAAGGTAGCTATTCAGTAAAACTCGCAAAGGTCGCAAACGCTTCCATTACCACACGAATGATAGGTAAAGGAGGTACATTAAATCTGCCTGCCGACTATGTTTCTCCGGATAGCCCCAAGCGGTTGAATCTGGGCAACGAAGTTCTTGAAAAGAATGTAAACAAATACGGCAAAATTACGGGTGTATATATTAATGAAAACATCTATCCACGCCTGATTAACAAGACGGTGTTAGGTGTAACGATACCGGATAATATTGAAGAAGCCGGAAGCTGGAAGATAAAACTCGATATTCCTTTCAACTTATCTGATTATTATGCAGACAACGAGGTTCCGGTTGTAAAATTTCAGACAGGAGATTTAACCGGGTTGGACTTTGAGATAGTGAAAAACAGCTGGAACAATACCGACAAGACGCTTTCAATTATCGTAAAAGAGGAAGAAGACGGGTATTATCTTCCGAATGCAAACAGACAGCCACGTGTCGGAGACGTGTTTGTCCTCCTTAACATCAATATGCCGCAATCTTACATAGATGAAGCAACACAGGAATTGAGGGAGGCAACACAAAATGAGCTGAACAAAAAGTGTGAACCGCAATACGCCCCGTCTCTATCAGTTCAAAAACACTATATCAAGAAGAAAGGAATATTACTGAATATCGGTGATGGAATTACCGTAAAAATAGGCGGCCGGAATATCACGACAAGAATTATCGGTACTACTGAAACAAGCGATGATATAAGGGTTGAATTGGGCGACCAGATGCTTTATACCTACGACACTAAGGTAAATAATACAATAGAGCAGATACAATTCACCTTAAAGCAGCTTATCAATATAGATGATATAAAAAGGCTCTTCTATAACCTTATCAATGCGTGGTATCCGAAGTGGTTCAATCAAAAATTACATAAAGACGCGGACGTTGAATTTAATTCTGTAAAAGCGGCTGAATTAGTCCAATCCGACAATTTCTCATCCAAGAATTTCACCTCCGGAGCGCTTGGTAGCGGACACAGAATAAAAGACGGGAATGCTGAGTTTCAGAATCTGACGGTAAGGGGGCAGTTCAGTGTGTTTGAGTTTCTGATACAGCAGGTAAAGGCAATCGGCGGGAAGTTCTGTGTCTCTCCGGCAGCTATAAAGACGGTAAGTGTAGAGGAGACAGAGAATGGGTACAAGTGCTTTTTCAATACTGACAGTGGGACGATAATGAATCCTTTCGTAGTGGGCGACCAAGCTTTTCACCAAGTTTTTGACGGGCAGAAAATGAAAAGGTATTGGCGTCTTGTCACGGAGGTAGGCGCGGATTACTTTGTCTTGTCAAAAACGGATTGTGAGGCGAATAGCGGCATTCCGGAGGCTGATGAAGAAATAGTATTATTAGGAAACCGGACAGACATAAACCGCCAATCCGCGATAATGATTTCGGCGTATGACAACAATTCGCCTTACATTGCTTTCTATGCTGGGATAAACTCCTATTCTTTTGAAGGGAAAGAACCGATGCGGACGGGTAATTTGAATGGCATAGTGGATGAAGATTTCGGGCAGTTGACAGGATTCGGATTGTATTGTCAGAACGTTTACATGAAAGGGGTGTTCAGACTGATGTCCGGCAAAACGGTGGAAGAGTCCATCGGAGACGTGCAGAGTAATCTGGACAACCTACAGGTAGGAGAAACCAATCTCCTTGACAATAGTAACAAGGGATGGAAGAATACTGGCTATCCAATAGCGACAATTTACTTAGGAGACTATAAACCCAAACAAGGAGAAGAATGTACAATTGTTATTAAAGGCAAATTAGGGGCGAATAAAACAAGCTGGGGTGTTTACAATTCTGGAGGGAATGTTGTATTGGCTAGTTTTTATCCTGGTGGTCCCGATACAGATTATATTGCTTTGAAAACTTTTAAATGGACGTTAGGGACGCCTGCTGTTGATAATACATTTATTCGGATATATCCAATTCCTAACAATGAAATTAATGAAGAATCTGAAATAGAGTGGGTAAAACTAGTATTAGGCAATAAAACTTCGCTATTGTGGACTCCCTCCATAAACGATCAGAAGCAGATAGCCACAGATATAGCGCAGGCTAAGGCAGACTTGGCAGAAACAAGGGCTAATGCTTACGCAGACGGTATTGTAACAGAGGCGGAGCAGAACGCAATAAACGAGGCGCAGACGAGATTGGATGCGTTACAGATCGGTTCCCAGAACCTTATATCCAAAAAAATGATGTTGAAGTGGAATGAGAAGAACAAGGATATTGCAGTCTGGGGAGAGGATGAAGATGGGGTGTACTTGGCATGGGATTTAGCACTAATGAGATCATCTGGTATTGCAACCGATGCTTATAATGGTCAATATGTTGATATTTTTGAGAATAAAATAAAATACAAGACAAACACACAATATGTAATTAGTATTGAATCGAAATCTGTGGCAAGAAGTGGAGATATATTCTTTTACTATACAGATGGAAGCAGAAGTATTCACGGATTAAGCATAAGTTTTGGAAGAATAGATTTAGTATCAACATTAGGCAAAACGGTTGAAAAAATTTGTTTTTATATCGGATCATTTAATAATCCAAAAATTTACAACATCTCCCTAATCGAAGGCAATAAACCCCTGCAAGGCTTTCCAGTAGCAGAAGAAGATCAGACCGGAGCAAATAATGTGAATCTGGCGGATGGGACGAAGGAATTTACGATAGGCGTAGGATCTACGAATTATACCTATAAGGGATTATATGTATCTAAAATAAAGCCTAACACGGTATATTACGTAAATGCAGGTAATATTCAGAATTTAGTAGGTAACCCTGATAGATATTCTTTTGTACTTTATAATAAAGATGTAAGTACTGTGCTATGTCCAACATTAAATGCAGATAAGAATGGAGGTTTTTTAATCACATACAATAATTTCACTGAACAAGAAGGACGTTTATTGTGTTATGCAGGTATAGCTGGCTCCACTCTTGGTAACTCTGTAAAATTCACCGAAGTAATGCTAGTGGAAGGTTTTCTGCCTGCTCTGGTATGGGCTCCTTCTTTTTCTGAACAACAGGCCGGGATAGACGCTGCAAATAGTGCCGCCAATGCAGCTCAGAATGCAGTAATGCAAGTAACCAAATCTCTCACAGAACTTACTGCAGAAAATGGTCAAATTAAAGCTAGTGTCAAAGAGGTATCTGAAAAAGTTGATAAATCTAAAAAAGAAGCTATTGATACAGCTGCTTCTGATGCCACAATAAAGGCCAACAATGCAAAACAACAAGCGATAACTTCTGCAGCTGCTGATGCCACCAACAAAGCTGATAAAGCAAAACAGGATGCAATCACTTCTGCTGCCGCCGATGCAACAACCAAGGCCGATGCGGCCAGGAATGCCGCAAAATCTTACACAGACGACAGAACCGAACCTCTCTGGAAAGGATGGATCGATGCATCCGCTTTGGATCAGACGAAGTATTATCCGGTAGTGTTCTACTGTGAACCCGGACGTCGGTCAACAATAAGGCTTGAGGTTGCATTAAATTCAGGAGTCAAGCCAGGCTGGTCCACTCATGCCAGTGGTTTCTCTGTGCGTTGTGTCTGGTCTGTAAATGGAGGTGGTTGGGGGACAACCCCAATCAATAGAATTATAGATGATTTTGCTTATTCTTTTGCTAATGTCATTCCTGCGGGTGATGTCGGGCAGATGACCAACAGTTCGCGTGAGTATATTTATGTACGAGGGGGTGGTAAATACTACTTTGTCGCCACCAATACCGACACCCCATTTCTGGTGACCTCTGATTATACAGCAAGTAATCAAACGATCAGTGTAAAAACTTCTGTAACAACACCTGCTATAACAAATGCCACCAAGACTGAAGTCTCTTCAGAAATAAAAGTAGTCAAAGGCCTGATCGAACAGAAGGTGGCAAAGACAGATTATGATAAGAATAATCAGGTCCTGAACCAATCTATAGGAAACCTGCAAACTTCCTATAACTCAATATCCGGCACAGTAAGCAGTCTTAATACCAGATTACAAACTGTAGAAAAGGCCGGATTTATTACTACTTCGCAGGGAAATACCCTTTACGCAAGTAAGAAGCTGGAAAATGGAAATGAGCTGATTTCCTATATTAATCAGGATGCAACAAACACAACCATCAAAGCCAAAAATATTAATCTGAATGGAGCTATCAGTGCAAACGGGAATATTCAGATTACAACAGATGGGAAACTTATTGCAGTTAACGGAGAGTTTACAGGAAAAATTACAGCGACAGAAGGAGAAATTGCCGGACTGAAATTAAGCAATAATGGATTGAGATCATCTGATTTCAATGCGAGTTCAAAAATAGGCTCTTGTTATGCTAAAAATGGTTTTTCTGTATATGCATCAGGATCCGGCGTACTAGCCCCTTCAACTGGTATGTTACAAGCCGGAATAATAACAGCAACAGGAACTCAAGCAAGTATAACCGGATTAGAGATAATAGCCAAAAATACTTCCAGTAGTGCAACAGTATCAGAAATAACAGCATTAAAATTAAGGGCCATAGACTATGTTGATGATAGTATAAAGATGGCTCCAACTGCGGCTTTAATAGTTGAAGAGGGAGTATCGATATTTAGAGATGCTGTTGAAATTGCTGGAAAGTCTACATTTAGAAATAAGATCTATCTTAATTTAGCCAGTATACCCAATATTTCAGGGGCTTCGAATTATTACCTATGCATAAATAGATCAACCGGACAATTAAGTTACAGATAAATTATAAAAAACATGGAAATTAACTATTTTATTTCAGCAAAAGCAACGGCAACGGTACAGAATATAAATGTATCGCTGAGTGCAGAGTATCAAAAAGAGCAAGCACCGGAAGTTATCTCCGTAGTAGCAAACGGATACTTGGACGACGGGAAGAAATTCATGAATGCAACCCTTAAATACAATCCTAAGTCCGAGGATTTCAATTCGATTAACGGATCAAATGTTGACTTGGGTATTATTCAGGAAATTGTTCCGCTAATTACGGAATTTTATAGAAAGATTACTGAAACATTCACTAACTACTAACAAAATGAAATATAGATTCGACGCAAAAAATGTATTTGCAATTGATTTATTGGGTAATAATTATATTCAATTGCTGGAAGAGAATCAAAATAAAGGCATTCATCAACTTATCGGGAATGCTGTTTATGTATGCACAAATACGATTGAAATGCATGAGATTGCAAAAAAAATATTCAACGGGGAGCCGGTGGATATGAATGAAAATGAGACAGAATTATTCAAAGCTTCAATCATGGATACAACCTGGCATGTTTTTATTAAAAACGCTATTATCTCTGCAATCAAAGACAAATAAAAAAAGAGGCCGCCCTCGCGACCTCTATAAATATTTCCCAAGCAACCCCAAGTCAATCTTATGTTGCAAATTTACAAAGTTTTTTTGAGAATACAAAAGAATAATTTAGAAATATAAAACAATATGAACAAAGAGGAATGGAGAAGGTTAATAACCGAAACGCTGAAAGAAACAGGCTTGTACTCTGACAATGCAAGAGATCTTATCATGGGGACGTTTGCTCAGGAAAGCAATTTTAAGTACACCCGGCAAATTGGCGGTGGTCCGGCTTTAGGATATGGGCAGATGGAGCCGGCAACCTTCAATGATATTGTGGTTAATTTTCTCCGGCATAAACCGGAACTAATGGGGAAAGTAATGAAAGCATCCAGTGTTGTAACTTTGGAACCTGAAATGCTTGTAGATAACAAAAAGCTGATGATCTGTATGACCCGCATACATTATTTGCGTGTAAAGGAGGCATTACCTTCGAATAAGGATGTTTGGGCGATGGGTGAATACTGGAAACAATATTACAATACGCCATTAGGCAGAGGGACCGTAAAGGAGTTTGTCGAGAACTATAAAAAATATTGTTTATAACAATGTTTCGGGAGGGGATAGAAGTACCACATTTAAATTAAGATTATGAGTGAAAGAAACACAATTTCGGCAATGGTATCAGTATTCATGAGTGGTTTTATGGATTTTATCGAACCTTTAAAATGGTTCATGTTGCTTGCACTGATATTAATTATCGTAGACCTGAGGTTTGGGATAGCGGCATCCAAGAAAAGGGGTGAAAGAATCCGGTTTTCACGGGCTGGGAGAAGGACTATCAACAAAATGGTAGATTACTTATGCTGGATTCTTCTTGCCGGAGCTATAGGGAAGACATTTGGAGAACCTTTTGACATTCCGCTGCTTCCTTCTATTGTCCTGTTGGTCATATACGGGTTTGAGATAAATTCCTGTTATGGGAATTACTTTGAAGCTCACGGTCGGCATGTAAAGGTCGATATTTTTAAATTTTTCAGGCGGAAGTCTGATATTATTGACATAAAAGAAAAAACAGAAAAATGAGGATAATAATTATACTGATAGCCCTTTCTATATTCTCCTGCCGGAGTATTCAGTACGTGCCGGTAGAGACAGTAAAGACAGAGAAAGAATACATTGACAAGATAAAGCGGGATAGTATCTATGTACGCGACAGTGTATTTGTTCTTGTTAAAGGCGATACAGTTTTCAGAGACAAATATCATATTGTGTATCGTGATAGGCTTATGCATGATACGGTAAATATAAGCCAAACAGATAGCATCGCGGTCCCCTATCCGGTTGAAGTTGTAAAAAACAAAGTACCCGGTATAATGTGGTGGCTTATCATTTTACTAGCAGCATTCAGTATACCGTCAGTATTAAAGATTATCCGGTTTATCCGGGGCAAAATATAAAAAGAAGCCCCACTTCAAAAATATAGCGTACCACCACTACATCCTGTCTGTAAGACTTCTTTCGGGGAGTTTTACGGACAGGATTTTTATTGGTTGCACTTTTTTGAGAAAAATTTATGAAAAAATTACAAAGGCCGAGTACGATGGTGCGTAACAAACAAGTTATCAGCATATATGAAGAATTAAAAAACTCAGAAAAATATTCAGATTTTTTCCATTTGCTCCCACGCTCTTTCATATATGATAAAATAAAGGAATAGACCGGGCTGTGTCACAAGACAATTGCTGACATACTAAATCACCGCGAAAAAGAAGAGTGAATATATATTCAAGACATGATACTGAAATAAAATAGTCTATTTTAGGATTTGGGTTAATCCATTGAGAATCAGGTTGCGGATTTTGCCGGAGCGATACGAAATCTTCCTTCTCAATAAAATCTCTTCTTAATGCCTCAACTGCGTCGGATTTCTTTGTGTAAACCAATGGCCAAACATCTTCCAAGTTTACCGGAAATTCTTCTTTTGATTTTGCTAACTTTAGAACAGCCTTGAAATAATCTTTAACTTCATTTTCGCTACTTTGTTTTGTTAATTGTATTGTTTTCATATCTTTGAATGTTTTTTGCAAAGACTGGGACGGCCAAATCACAAGTCAATGCAGTTAAAAGGAAAGGGCAAAGGAATGACTGCCTAATGTGAGAGCTTGCAGTTACTCCGATGCCCTTATTTAATATCTTCTCTCGGTAGCTCTCACACGACCGATTTGTTTTCTACTACAAAGCTAACCCTTATCATTATTATATGCAAATCACAAAATTTTTCAAATTGCTGATTATTATACTATTTACGATTCCAAAACGATAATGTAATGGCTTCCACTCAAAAAGTTATATTTCTGACTACCAATACTTTATTGGTCTATTTTCTATTCCACCGAAATAATCAGCCTGATTAGTTAACTAAATTACATTATTAAAAATAGTTAAATACTACAACTCATTAGTAATCAACATAATATTCTTTGTTAAATTTTCTTTAATAAGTGTATTGATGGACTGAGATAACCATTGTATTAAGGGATGGATTTTAATAGCATCCATTGCAACATTACTTATCATATAAAACTTTCTTTTTTATTGGAAATTTATTCTGTCTAAAGTCCTTAAACTTCTATTACATAGGAATGTAACTTTTTACAAAACAGTTGTTTATGTCGAATTTTGAAATGTCCGGCAATGTTGCCGGGGTAATTCAAAATTCGATAAAAATGAGCGAATCAAAAACTTTTGTTTTCCCGGAAAGCGGGAACGGAGGCGGAAGTGGAATGTTAGCCATGTTGGCTCCTTTGCTTCAGCAAAAAGGGATCGATCCGAACCTACTTGTAGCTATGCAAGGCCGTAATAATAACGGATTCGGTGGAGAAGGCGGATGGTTTATTTGGGTTATTTTCTTATTCTTCCTCATGGGTTGGGGTAACAACGGATGGGGAAATGGTGGCTTTGGCGGTGGCAATGGAGCAGCAGGAATCCCCAATCTGATTAACAACGACACAGGGAGGGAGTTACTAATGAGTGCCATTCAAGGGAACGGTCAGGCTATCAACAATCTGGCAACAAATCTGAACTGTTCAATCGGTCAGGTTCAGCAGGCTATCAATGGTGTAATGTCACAGATTCAACAGGTGGGAAATCAGGTAGGGCAGAGTTCTATGCAGATTATTAACGCTATTCAATCCGGTAACTGTCAGATTGCACAACAGATTGCATCATGCTGCTGTGAGAACCGTCTGGCTATCTGTCAGCAGACAAACACCCTGCAAAATGCAATTAATGGTGTTGCAACCGGGCAGGAAAGAGGATTTGCATCCGTGGCCTATGAGACACAACGTCAGACCTGTGACTTGCAAAATTCCATCAAGGAAAGCACACAGCAGATTATTGCCGGCCAACGTGCTGCCGAAATGCGTGAGATGCAGAACAAAATTGACAAGCTCCGTGAAGAAAACAGCACTTACAAGAGTTCAGCTATGACTTCTCAAATTGTAGGCCAGGCTACCGCACCTCTTGGAGCCGCTTTGACAGATTTAAGCGCACGCCTTGCCAAGATTGAATGCAAGCAGCCGGAAACTGTGACTGTGCCTTACAGTCCTATTGCGGCAGTTCCCAACTGTGTGGCATACCAATACGGCTTGTATGGTGGTTTTAATCCTTATGCTGCCGGTAATGGCTTTTGGGGTTAATTGAGAAAGGAGGCTATTATGGCAGTATATCCTTTTCAATTCGTAAACCGTAGGGGCTCTGCGGCTATATCGACCTCGGGCGTAACGGTCAATACTGCTAATGTGGTGTTTTCCTTCCCCAATCATGCTTTTGTGAACGCATGGTACAGAGGGACGATATACATTAACATTGCCCAGACGATACCTACCGGGACAACCGGCACACTTCCCATTCTGTTCGAGACCAATGGGGCTACCCAGGCGATCACTAAATATAACGGGGGAACGCTGACTGTGGCAGACATTCCCGGTACTGGTGTGTATGAGTTCTGGTTTGACCGTGCAACCAACACGTTGCAGATTATGACCGGAGTGGTTTAAAACAACTAAGGACGGGAGAAATCCCGTCCATTAAAGAGTTAATTAATTATGCCTTTTCAGAATTTAAGAATAAACAGCGAGTTCTTTGTCCTTCATAAGGACGGCACTCCATATATTGAAGTCGGTTCCGTAACCGGGGTTTCCAATCCCGTACCGGAGTTTATGCAACAACCTCTTCCTTATGGACAACCTCCGAGAATGGTGGTCGACATAACAATCAAGGTCGGGGAGCAGACTGTCACTTTCCAGAAAATACCGGCAATGTCAGACATTGCTGATGCGAACTTTCCCGGTGGTGGGAATATGGTGATATCCGGTTCACGGGAATCTATGAACGCGGAAGTTGCTGCAATGAGAAACCGTTCATCGGAGATATTAGGCAGCGTAGACCATCATCGTTCAGTTCTGGAGTCTTGCGACAAGATGCTTCAAATTCTTAATCCGGAATTTGCAGAGCGCCAACGTCAGGATGCAGAGAATAAAGCCCTAAGACAAGAGTTGAGTGAACTGAAAGCAATGATGGCTGATTTCTTTAAGTCTTCCGAAAAGGCATCTGGTAGTAACAATTCTAAAAAACAATAAGCTATGTATATGGTAGAAATATCTGAAAACAAAGTCGAGAAGATGTCCGACTATGCAGAAAAGATGCTTCGCTATGGTGGCAAACTGATGCAATGCCTGGAGGAACTTTCTGAAGGGGAAAGCATGGGGCAACGCGAATACGACGAAGATGATTACGACGATGATGAAATGGGTGAACGCGGCGGGTATGGCCGTGGTGGATACGGAAACCGTGGAGGTTATCCCGGTGGAATGAACCAAAGACGCGGTGTAAGAGGTACCGGAAGATACTCCCGTTATCGTTAAGTGTAGTTAAGGGGCGGATATACTCCGCTCCTTTTAAAAGTAAAAGATATGAAAGAACCTTTGGATTTGTATGATGACAAGCCGCGTGAAATGAAAGCCTATCTGCGGAATTGGGGCTGGTCGTTCAGCCGTAAGGCTTGTGAATGCGCAGTTAAGGAAATGCGGCGTATCAATGCGGCTACCGGTAAGAAAGAAGCCATAGAACCTTATTCCAAATCACAAGCTGAGGAGTTTCTAACCAAGTATGGGATTAAACTCGAGCACAACAAAGGGTACGATTTTGTGTACGTTCTTAATATGTGCCGGGCTGATTACTTGAAATCAGGAGTGCCCGACGATGCAAATATGGCATTGTTTGTTAAAAGTGCCATTGATGACCCTGACAACCCTGGTGGGAATTGGTTCAGGAAATGGTATGCAGATTGTGTCGCTAAGGGTGAACCGGTAGAATGGGAGGAAATGATATAATATGATCCGGCAGAGGTTTGAACTAGGTAAACATGATTGGGAAGTATTTGTCTATTATGCGGTAGATACTTATTATGTAAACGAGATTATGGACAGGCTATTCAGTATCGGATGCCGTGACGAAAATATCCGTACTGCATATAATAACCTTACTGCCGGGCAACTCGATACCGGACTGACCTATTCAAACTATGCAACCCGTCAGACTGTAATGGTAATAGCTATTACTTCTTCCGCAAAAGAGTTTGAAAAATCATGGCGGCATGAGTGCGGACATCTTGCTACACATATTTGTCAGGCTTTTGATATTACGCCATACGGAGAAGAAATACAATACCTAGGACAGGACATTGTGGAAGCGACATGGGACATAGCAAAGAACTTCCTTTGTGAGTGTCATTGTTGCAAGAAAAAGAAAAAAGAATTATTAAAATGAAGAATAAACAGCTGAAAAAAGCATTGAAAAGCAATACACCAATAAATAGTCTGTATGCTTTAATTCCTGCCGGACAACGGGATGCATTTAAGAAATTTGCAGCAATGTTCGGATTTAATGATGAAAAGATAAAAAAGATCCTGGCAAACGAAAAGAATTAAACACACCATGACCGAAAAGTTTGACATACTTGTAAACTTAGCCGACAACGCAGCAAGCAGCTATATCAGCGAAATAGCCCTGTTTGCTTTAAGATGCCTGTAAGGCCGCGTAAATATTTAGTCGTGAACATATCGGAAGGTGTGAGAGGGGAGTTGTGTCCCCTCTTTTTTGTAACTTTATGCAATGTTGATGCGTATATGTTAAAAATGCCATTATAAAATGATTTTCTGGATTTTTTGTTTGTAAATCATATTTCCAGAATCTATATTTGTGGCATAATTATGCTCTTGGCTTCGTATGTTCTACCAATTTTGGTTTAATAATGAGCATGCCGACCCAAGAGCCTTTGTTTTTTATAATGATATGAAATCAAACAATAAGCCAGAATCTAATTTTAGTGCACCAGTCAAAATAGCTGTTCTAATAGACGGAGGATTTTTTATTAAAAGATATAATTATTTATATAATAAGGGAAAAAACAAAACTCCTGAGGAAGTTGCTGATGACATTTATACATTAGCTCATTCACATGTTGGGAAAGAAAATTATCTTTATCGTATATTTTTCTACGACTGTGTACCTTTTTCAAAAAGAGTTCATAATCCTATTTCTAAAAAATGTATTGTTTTTGAGAGAAGTCCTGAAGCTATATTTAGGAATAAAATATTTGAAGCCTTAAAACAAAAAAGAAAAGTTGCACTTAGACTAGGATATCTTAAGGATTCTGGCAATTGGCAAATAAGACCAAATAAAATAAAGGAATTATTATCTGGTTCATTGAAAATAGAGGACTTACAAGAAAGTGATGTTTATTACGAATTAAGGCAAAAAAGTATAGATATGAAGATAGGGGTAGATATTGCTTCTTTATCATTAAAGCATTTTGTTGATAGAATTGTACTTATATCTGGTGATGCTGATTTTGTTCCAGCATCTAAATTAGCGAGAAGGGAAGGCATTGATTTTATCTTGGATCCTATGATGGCTCATGTAGATAACTCTCTATTTGAACATATTGACGGAATGAAGTCTCCCAAAATACCACCTAGAAGGAAACAAACTAAGTAATAGCGAGGACTAACCTCGCTACTTCTTTCCCTTTAATTTGCTAATAACCCAGTCCCGAAATTCATTTTGTATCTGGATAGCTTCTTTATCTGGTAAGTTCAAAGCTCCTCCTCCGGTTAAATGTCCCCATCCACGCAATAATAATATGTTTTCGTTATCTTTTTGTATGAACACATCGTTTGCATACGTTATATTTCCCAAATTCAGATGTGTATCTTCATTGCTTAGTGTATCACAAATATTCCTGATAAGTTCATTGTTTCTTGTAAGGATCATAAATGCCATAACACCATTAGATGAGAATATGTATGGTTCTGATATCCGGAATGGAGGTTTATAAATTTCAAGTGCTTTCATATTTATTCATTTAGTTTTTGAATCGTTTTTGTTGAGTATCTACAATCAGGTTTTTGATAACTTTTTTTCGTAAGATATTTCTCACTCACGTATCCTAATTTCATACCTCGGCTATAAGATGATGCATCAACATCATAGTACCACTCTTCATTATATCTGTATATATCTAGTATTTTTACAAGGAAACATGAACCAACACCATAATGTAGATATGCCTTTTGCCCAGCATGAAATTTAGGCAGATAAATAAGGTTATTCATTTAATTCCTCAATAAATTCACTCATGTACATATACTTCATCATCACACAGGACATGACATAGGTCTCCTTTTATTATTTTTGCTTTTCTCATGTTTCTATTATTGGTGTTTTAAATACTCAAACGGGATTACATTTGCAAAAAACATATCTCTTGGGTCGCCACAATATTCAACATCTACAATGTATCCGACGGCATATTTACCACTTTCTGTTTCATAGATTAACTTGTCCCCATTTTCGGGTTTATTTTGAAGCCAACCTCGAATACTGAATGTATTTTTATTAATCCGGCAGATTTCGATGGAATTACCCCAAGTATGATGTTCCCATTTTTTGTATTCTGCCGGGTTCGGATTTATACGGTTCATTTTATTTAATAACCATTTCTTTTTTAATGCTAAAAACAATTCTTTTATTCTCTCTTTCATGCTATTCTTTTGTAAAATCCCACCAAAATAAACTTCCACAGTCAAGACATTTACAATTGTAGGCGGTGGCATAGAATCCTACTTCGTAGTGGCAAGATCCACAATAAGGACATCTGCATAAATTTACTGTGTACATTTCTTCTCATCTTTAAATGTGTGATTTTTAATATCTTCAATGGTAGCCTTTTTGAAGATATATTCCGGATGCCCAATAAATTGTCCCCTAATATGTTTTACGTTGTCTGTAAGGCATTTAAACCAGTATCCTCTCTCCTGAAATTTCTTCCCATTTTCCGGTTCAACAATATCCTTTAGTTTATTAAACATAAACATACACTGGCATATATACCATTGATTTTTACATGTAGTTTCACTGTACTCTTTTAGAGCTTGTTCTTTTATACTCATTTCTTTTCCTCCTTTTCTTTGATAAGTTTTTCCTTCAAAATCACAGATCTCATTGCTCCGAATCTTGCAACTTGCAATTGCTCTTCTAGGGATAGTTTTCGGTACGGCCGCATTTCACGGATATGTACGTTTTTATCATATCCATGATGTCTGATTATTAAATCTTCATTGAATGTGATTATGCCGGAATATAATACATCTCTCTTTGATAGTTCACTACATACTTTGTCATATATCTTTTCAGGAACGCAGTAGTAGAAGTATTTTATAATTCCGGCCGATTCATGGTGATGCTTTTTCTTGAAGTCGGCAATAAAATCTGAGAAACTACGCTTTATCTCTATTTCCGTTAAGTATCCTGATTTTGATAAGACTAGCATATCACACTCATGCCCGATATGAAATTTACTTCCCCATCCATTTACATTGAAAGCGACGATATTTCGGATAAAATTAAAGCTATCGGATTTGGCCAATGCGACCTCTATTTCATATAAACTTCTTTCTGTATTCATCATTGCTTTTACTACCTTATTGAATGTTTGTATATTTATAGCATTTTATCGGATGAAACTTACCGTCTATTTCGTCTCCTACATTGATAACTTTCCGCATGCTATCTGTTTGAACAGATAAAAAACGAGAAATCAAATTATCAAACATATATATATTTTTACCGTCTGAAACTTGATTTATGCCTTTCCTGAAATAAACAATACGATGAGATTTGTTTGAGACAGCATATACAAATACAGGTTTGCCTATCCCATCCGTATTTTGAAGTTCTTTATGCTGCTTAAAACATATATGTTCTACTATTTTCTTGAAATTATCTTCACTTTCATCATGTGATTCCATTTTAATCGTCCTGAATTTGACATACACTTTACTCCCTCTTTCTGTAAGGTCCACTTTGTCCATAATATCATGAACAAAAGGGATCTCGTGGATTAGAATTATATAAATTTTCATGTCTATGAAATAAAGATTGGTCTTTCATAAATTTGGCTCTATAAATTCAATATTGTATTTTTCACAGTAGTATTCAAAAGGTTTTTGACTGAAAGGGTATATGGTCATTGGGCCTATAAAATATCCGTCACAGTATGCTATTTCGTTATATTTCTTTTCTGCTGTTTTGCGTATTTTATGCTCAGTTCCATACCCTGATTTATGCAAGAAAAATACAGTTATTTTTTCTCCTTTATCAAGCAGCTCCTTGAGCCGCTTATAGTCTTTACTAGTTTTGTTGGGGATCATGGTTGTTTGAACTTATTAATTTTAGAGAGGGGCATTACACCCCTCTGTTAGTTATACCAATTCTTTTTGTTTTAGAAATTTGTTTACAAAATAGATTTGCCCCGTTCCGGTAACTTTAACGGTTTTGTTTATTGAAGTGTGTCCGTCAGAATGTGTCACTACCGTTTCTTTAATTTCAAACAAATTAAGATTCATTCCTCTTTGCGATGGCATATTATAGCTCATACCAGGTTTCTTTATCAGATAACCATTCCTCCGCATCCACACAAATAGCCTTTTGGCACCGATCTCAACTCCATTTTGTTTTAAAATCTTTGCAAGGTCTCCGATAAGGATGGAGGTATGAGAAGCGGAAACACTGTCAGCAAAAAGGACTTTCGGAGCTTGCTGTTGGATTTGTTTTTGCTGTTGTTCGATTTGTTCCGCTTGGCTGGCTGCTAATTTTAGAGCTTCAGAGTAAGACTTCGGAATTTGAAAACCTCCGGTCTGTTGCAACTGTCTGTATTTGTTTTCTGCTTCTATAAAATATTGACGTGCTTGTTTGCCTTTCTCGTTGCGCTGGAGCATTGAAATTTCTTTAGCGCAATTAATAGTTAAAGCGTAATCATTAAGTTCCTGATTTGCAAGGGTGTTAAATTGTTTACACCCTACATAGTCAATGTTTTCTACAAATCCATATTGTAATTGACGTTCAAACCAATTATTAAAGCGTTCGGTAGCTTCAAGAAATTTATATAATTCTCTTGCCGAAACAGCTTGTTTGCCGTTCGATTCAGTAATTTTAATTATTTCGTTCATAATAGGTTATTTTTCTTCGGTTAATATCTGCTTCATTCTGTCAACAAGATACGAAACTTTCGCATAGAACCGGCAAACACACCTCAAAGCGTATTCAAGATCCGGTTCATCATGATTAAATTCGACAAGGTTGGACACCTCGATAATTGCTTCGTCGCCTCTTAGTGTTGAAGAGATTTCCAATAGTTCTTCGACGTTTATTGAAGAGATAGTTACAGTAGTTTTAGCCGTTTCGTGGCCATAACGTGCTTCATCAATACCTTGTACCGATGTTGACAAATTCTTTTCCGTGATAAGCATTATCCCTAAGAATTTATTTAAAATGATGAGTAGAAATATAAAAACGGTTCCACTCTTTCCCGCTGCTTATCACCTAAAGGGCTGTGGGTACATTAATACTCCACACGGGGGTTGTGAAACCGTGTATTTAAAGGCATAAAAAATGCCCGCAGTACGGCGAGCCTACTCGCCCTTTAGTATGATAAGCACTACAAACATACGGCATTTTTCCGACAAATCAAAATCATTCTGCATAGGGATTATTTTTTAACGATTCAACACAAATAATCTTCATATATCACTTTCAGGCCATGTCCGCAATAAGGCAGGATTTTGTTTAGTAGTTCTTTATCCATTATTCTATTAATTTAAATTCAGGAATAATTTCTTATATTTGCCACACGCAAAGAGTTGCGCATATTGTTTTGTAATTGTTGTAGTTGAGTTTAGTACTTACCGAAAAGACCAAAATAAGAAATACAGATACTAAGCTCGTTGGACTACGTATATACGTGTCTGCGAGTTTATTTCTGTAAGGGTATTGGTCTACCTCGGTAAGAATAGATAAAGCAGACACGTTTTTTTTGTGGTGTCTGTTGTAGTGGAGTTGGCAAGGACGTCATCATTTAGGTGGCGTCCATTTTTATGTGATAAATTAACAATCAGGAATGATACTCAAATTTTTATCAATAGGTTTCCCTCTAAATAATATTTCTCTATTCATGATTTTGTTTTTAAATACCGTTTCCTGACTCCTTTGTACTGTGTTCTTTCAATAATCACAGTACGTGATTTTTCATATTGTTTTTCTAGTTCTTTCATTTGTTTCAAAGCTTCTGTCGCCTTCTCCCTTTCATGTTTCTGGTTTTCGGAAGAATACCAATTCTGATCTATCGATCCATATTTGTCCATAGCACACACCAATAATTTTTAAATCTATTTTTTACACACTCCGTTGAACACCGTGTCATCAATATCCATATCAAGCTGAGACGGGAATGTCTTAATGTAATTGAAGAACTTAAAAAGCTTTACATCATCGGTACCACACCTGTCGATTATAAGCTTTAAGGCCTGATACAGCATATCCGAATCCTTACCGAAAAACTCCTGAGTTTCTTCGCTGCAATTCCGGACATATCTTTTCAGGTTCCGGCAATGGGAAAGAAGGAGGTTGAACTCGCGTTTAGCCTCGTGTTTAAATTCGCAATTCTCACTTTTTAGCTTTTCATTAGCCTCGATAAAGCAACTTTCAATTATATCCACCAAGACGAAAGATAAGTTGCTTAGTATGTTTGCCTGGCTTTTACTTGTTTTCATATTTTCTTTGCTTTTCCCATTCTATCCTTTTCAAATAAAACTCCTGCTTTGAATGATTCTTTATCATTCCAAAATCGGCAGTCAATTTGTTGTGATGTACAATTCCGACAATTCCAGCTACATGGAGCATCAACAAAACGCTTTGCAAACTTTTCTATTTTTCTCTCATATCGTTTCATTTTTCATTTTTTATGAGTTGGTGTTTTTTCAAGAATTTTATTACTTTTTTCTCGGCATTTTTCATATTCAGTGCCTGAATATAGAGAGCATTCGGATTGTATGTTGCTCTTGCGTTCTTGACTCCCATTAATGTCTACCATGGCTTGCCTGCGGTCTATCTGAACAGGTTTCAAAACAAGCGTCTTAAAGTCAAATTCGTATAGTGTCATACCCCTCTTGAGGTTTATACTTCCGACTTTTTTGTATTCTTGTTTGACAGGAGCGACTATCTCATAGTCGGTTTTTAGTTTCTGTGGTTCTTCTTGTACGATTTTCATTTTTTCGGTAAATTTTCTTGATCATCCTATTGAGAAAGGCGTTTTCGCGTTCCAACTCCTTTATTTCCGCTCGTAGAGCATTGACGGTTTTGTTGTATCGTTCTCTCTCAAAACACGCAGGAGTATTTTCAGAACGACAGGTGCAGTGCTCGATACCCATTGCCGCCGTACCAATACAACCGGGTATAAGCACTTTTTCACCATTCTCTGTGTACGTGTAATGGCATTTCATTTTCTCAACGCTTTTTTAGCGATATATTCAATTTTGAATCTTTCAAAATCCACATCTAATTTCCCAGAGGTTCGCTTTTCCATTTCTGCAACCAACGGACGGTTATTCATTTCAGGACACGCGGTTTGCACACGCTCGTTTGCGTAAGATTCAATCCATCCATAAATTACATTACCGTCTATCCGGTCATAGATTTTTCCATACTTACCTCGCTTTGCGTTGTTGAAACATAGCTTAAAGTCCTCAATGTTGAAGTAATAGAAATCTTCAATTATAAGTTGGATGGTTTGTACGAGCTGCTCCTGTCCCATACTTTTCCCAACGTTGAAGAACTTTATCAGGTCGGTAAGAATAATTACAAGAATCGCCTGTAACGGTTGCTCTCCATATTCTTTCCGGAATACGGACAACGCCGGCGTTATACTTTTCAGTGCATCATCAACCGTCCGAGGGCGAAGTGCCGCGTAATACTGCTTCGGCAAGGTTTTCAAGATTATCAAGCTCTGCTCTCTTGTTTGCGGCATCATTCCCGGAGGAATTGCCGGTAGGTTTGGAGAAGCCGACCTGATCGCTTGGAGGTAGTTTTCTGTTTCCATAATCAAAAATTAATTCATCATTCCATGCCTTTTGATTCAGAAATGTTTCCGGATTTTTCCTGTACTTCTTATCAGGCTGACATTGCTTGTATTGTGGGATATAACTCATAGCTAATTCCCGCTCTGTGTCGGAAAGTTTTAGCCATTTTTTGATGAGTGAATCCTTTTTGCCTACCTTTTTGTCGTACAGTTCCCAAAAATCTTCAAAAGAATAGTTCGGCTCTTTTTCTTTTTTGGCGGAACTTTTTTCTTTTTCTTCTTGGTGGATTTTAGGATAATTATCATAAAACTGATTTCCTAAATCGTCATACACTTCCCCCGATGGGGGACTATAGGGGGTATTATATTCCCTATCCATTTCCCCTTCCCTTTCCCGTGGCGGGCACTCGGTGTGTACCCGTTGGGTCCCCATTGGGTGTTCGTAATTGTCTATTTCTTTGGAGCTTATTCCCTCTGGTATGATGAAATTCGGGTATCTGGCATCAAATTTTTGATGGCTACGGAATGTGCGGATAATGTAATAACTTTCGCTCTTATACGTAATAGGTATTAACATCCGGGCATTCACTAAGGCATCAATCCATTTTTGTACCTCTGAAACTCGCAAATCTTCATCATACGGGAATATAGCCGATTTAAGGAGTGCCGGGTTTCCCCTTATCACTCCCATGTCATCAGCTTGATTCCACATTCCAATATAGAACAATCGGCACGCCCTTGGTAGTCTGGCTATCTTTTCATCTTCCCAAAATGATGGTTTGATTGTTCTTATTCTTGCCATATTTATTTTTTGTATTCAGAATCTTTTACAATCGGGCTTCCCCAATTATCTTCTAGTTCGCATATATTTTCATCCGGTACTGCATCCACTTTTACAATCCGGGTGAATACATATAGTTTCCCACAAAGTGGGCATGCGTATGTTTTATAACCTCCATAACATTCTGCATTTATTTCTGGTATGCTTGAATCAAATAAATTATTACATCTTATACACTTCATGTTTTTTTATTTTGATTTAACTTTAGTAGATTTTCTACTTCCCCGATGGCTTTGAAAATCTGATAAACGAGTTGAGGTACTATGGAATTACCATAAGCTTTTATGGATTCTGCTCTCACCCAAGATGCTGTCCGTTCACATTCTTCGACAATCTTCTTAGTCGCCAATGCAATTTCATATGACAACTCTGGCATAATGTTTCCAAATTGCTGGGCGAATTGTTCTTTATATTTCTGTCCAAATGGTGAACTTGCAAATGTTCCGTACTTCCGCAAATAGCACAATACCCTTCCCGATGTTTCCTCGCTAAATTGTGATAAGCCGTTCTGTTCTTGTTCATATCGTCTATTCTCCGATGTGCGCTGCAAGACTTCGAGCAATAAATTCGGTTCTGGAATCTCGAATAATCCTCCAATCTGTTCCCGAACCTTCTTCTTTTGAAAGGCTTCCCACACACGGGGCAAGTCTTCTCTTCTAATATATTCTTTGATGGCATCATAAACTTCTGTTTTTATATATCGCACCACATTATTGGAAATCCCATCATATCTGAAACGAACAGGGGATTGAGATGGGAAGTTTTCCCAGCATGATGAGCAATTAAATGATTCAATTGTGAATCCCTGGTTTTCCCGTCGTTGCGGTCTTTGGGCGTCCCTGGCTTCCAGTAACTCTTTATCGGTGTTGGCAGTAACTTCAAATTCATAAATTCCGTTTTCCCCTTGTTGCATACCTTCAGTCCTTGCGTTTGAACAGTTGGCAATAAACCAGATTCTGTCCCTTCTATGCGGCGCACCGACGGCACAAGCTGGTATAATAATCGGCTGGACGGAATAACCGATACTTTCGAGGTCGTTGCAGATTCTGTCAACAATAAATTGCTGACGCATTTCCGTCTCTAGGTAACTTTCTCCTTCGAGATCCGTGTAACTTCCCACTTTAATTTCATCACCGGGGAGTACCATGCTTGTGATTCCAGCAACGTTTTCACCAATAAACCAATTGGGTCGGATTTCGTCAACTCCCCTAAGCACTTCCGGCCAGAGGTAGCGGTCATCTTCCGCTCCTTTTCTTGATCCGGCACAAGAAAAAGGCTGACAGGGGAATCCTGCTGTAAGAATATCGATTTTTCCCCGCCATTCTGAGAAATCTGTTCCGAATATGTTTTCATAATGTTTTATATGAGGATAATAATATTTAAGTACTTGATGGCAGAATGGATCTATTTCACAAGAAAATGCATTCCGCCATCCCATCCACATAGCCGCTAATTCACATGCTCCTATGCCAGTACAAAAAGAAGCATGTACATATTCTTTTTGTATCATTATAGTTTATCTATTTCGTTTCGTTGGCACTCGATAAAGTACCGGTACTTGTTAACCGTCTCCATGAGTTTAATGTTTGACTTTTCCAATTCCTGATTTCGGGCTTTGAGTTTTTCGCATTCGTCAAATTTTGCATCATAGGACCTGGAAAGCATGTCGAACTGATGGATACTTACAACTTTATCGGATTCTTGCTTTTTGTCTTGGTATTGGAGTTGTTTTTCTACTTCTTCAGCAATACCGGAGTAGTCTCCTAATAAGGATGTGATAATTAGTGCTATCATAGTTTTCAATTTTATGAATGCGATTTCCGACTTTCCGATTCCACAGTCCATTAAATGTTGTTCGTCAATCGGCTTTTCTCCGATGATTTCACAAGCATCCTCATATGTCTTTACTGCATCTTGAAAGTTTTTCAGAAATGTTGTCTTCCCGAAGTTCAATTCAAGGATTTCTTTTAAGTTTGCAGATGCTTCCAAGCAGAGTTTCTTTGCTTGCTCTTCCGTTATTTTTAATGTCTTTTCCATGTTTTTTCTTTTAAAAAATGAGTAAATATTCACGATATAGTTCTTTGAATTGTTCTGCTGCGTATTTGGCTAATTCTATATTCTTAAAACAAAGCCGAGAGCCGGTGCTCGTGCCCGTAGCCGTGCAGTGCGTATCGTAGTAACGAAAACCGGAGGAACGCCCTCGCAGGTAAACAACCCAGAAATTTTACTTGAAGTAATATCTTGTGCCTTCTGCACACATAGTGACTTTGCGAGGAAATTTCTTTAGTTCCCTTATCTTGTCGAGGATATATTTTATTTCACTGGAGTTCGTAAAGAATTTTCGCGCATTATCATCGGAATCTTCTATGTCGAATTTGATTTTCACAAGGTATCTTTCCTTTCCATACCTTGTTTTGAGATTGCCGATAAAGTCGATAACCCAGAATGACTTGTTTAAAAGTTTTTGCTGGGTTATCTCTTCACAATGGAAATATTTCCTGTCTTCATCGGGCTGAATATTCAGAAATCCCAGGCTTCCATCATCATTATTTTCCATTATCCAAAATAATCGTTATATAAATCTTCAAATTTTTTTCCGATGTATTCTGCATCATCAGATGTACCGCAGCAAAGCCGAGAGCCGGCGTACGTGCCCGTAAACGTGCAGCCCGTACCGTCGTAACGAAAACCGGAGGAACGCCAAACAAAATACGGATAATATTTATACTGGCTTGAATTGGAGTAATCTGCTTTCCAATCGTTGTTCATTTTATTTGCAGCTTTGAAGATTGTTTTCAATTTCATGAATGCGATTTCCGACTTTCCGAGTCCACAGTCCATTAAATGCTGTTCGTCAATCGGCTTTTCTCCTATGATTTCACAAGCATCATAGTATGTCTTTACTGCGTCTTGAAAGTTTTTCAGAAATGTTGTCTTCCCGAAGTTCGATTCAAGTACTTCTTTGAAGTTTTCGGATGCTTCAAAGTAGAGTTTCTTTGCTTGTTCTTCCGTTATCTCTAATGTCTTCTTCATGTTTTTTCTTTTAAAGAATGAGTAAATATTCACGATATAGTTTTTTGAATTGTTCTGCGGCGTATTCGGCTAATTCTCTATTCTTAAAGCAAAGCCGAGAGCCGGTGCACGAGTTCGTAAGCGCGTAGAGCGTATCGTCGCAACGAAAACCGGAGGAACGCTGGTCTTCTCCTTTTTCAACGTAAAACCAGTTGTAATACTTACATTCATCCCAATTTGACCAATCTGGTTCCCAACCTTCATTCAATGCTCTGATAATAATTGTAAGCTTGTAGAATGCGATAATTGATTTCCTATCTTTCTCCGGAAGCATATCTACAACCGGCAGGTCGTTAGGGTTAAGTCTGAGATGCTTGCAAGCATCCTCGAAGGATTTAATTTTGTCTGTGATTTTTTCCATGATATTATAGTTTTAGTGTTATTGTTGTGGTTTTAAATTGTCCGGTATGCGTTCTTTGTCGTCCGGTATGTAGGGGATCACTTCTACAAACTTCGTATCTTCGATTTTTACTATCTCATAGGGTATTACAAATGTTGACAGTGATTTTTCGAGGTTATCCAATGCCCGGTTGATGTTTGCTGCGGCAACTAGATAATGAATTGAGGATTCCTTCTCTTTACCGAAGTTATCGCTATCGGTTATTTTAACTGTTGCTTTGTAGAGTCGGTCATCGTTTTCGTCATTTGATTCAATGTATTCTGTTATTTTTGACCGTTTCAGGGATTGAATGAGGTAATCCCCCTGAACTATTTCGGATAACTGCCTGCAACTCCTTTCTTCTGTTTCCGAAAAGCTCATTGCATCTATGAGGTATAATTCAGTCACTTTCTTTGCTTTGCCATTCTCATTTACTTTTTCGTATTTTACTGTGGATTCAAAATAGGTTGCTGTCATAATTCAATTATATTATGTTTATTCAATAATTTATTCACACTTAGTTAATTTCCCATTAATTAGCTTATACCAAGTATTGGACTTGACTTTTTTACCGTCAACTTTAAAAGATTTAACACACTTTATTGGATATGTATTCCCATCCCATTCTCCCCGTTCAGTAAGTACGATCCAGCATCCAAGTGATCCTTTTGCCTTGCAGTCATATCCAGTAACGATAGCAATTGATTCAAATCCTTCAACGCTTGCTGCCGATCGGTTACCCGTGTTGGTTGCTGCCGATTCGTCACCCGTGTTGGTTGCTGCCGATTGGTAACCCGTGTTGGTTGCTGCCGATCGGTCACCTGTGTTGGTTGCTGCCGATTCGTCACCTGTGTTGGTTGCTGCCGATCGGTCACCTGTGTTGGTTGCTGCCGATTGGTAACCCGTGTTGGTTGCTGCCGATTCGTCACCCGTGTTGGTTGCTGCCGATTGGTTACC